ATGCGCCTATACATAAAACTTGAGGAAATATTGGACAAGCGAGGAATTAAGAAGACGAAGTTCGCCGAAGAAATTGGCGTGAGGCATAATGTAATATCTGAGCTCTGCGCAAATCAACGCAGCACTTTTAACCGAGAGCATATCGCAAAGGTTGCGAAGGGTTTAGGTATTACTGACATGAATGAATTATTCGAGGTTCGCGAGGGGGAATAGTAATGATTAAAGGGGAATCCGTTTTTAAAGGGGAGACAGAAGTTAAATATCTCTTCCAAAAGTCATCCGCAAGTCAAAGCCTAGTTGTGGTCTTTTCTGCATTTGGAGCTGAAGGAAAGCCCCCTGCCTATAACTATTTACGCGCACTAGAAGGATACGATTGCAATAAGCTATACATACTAGATGACTTTGGATGTAGAGCGAGTTATTATCTCTGTGAAAATAGGGATTTTTATATCGAAAGATCCGTCATTTCGCTAATAGAACAAATAGTTCGCGACAGTGATATAAAACGTGTGATTTCTTGCGGATCAAGTAAGGGCGGCTATGCGGCAATTTATTACGGAGTGAAATATGACTTCGATAGCGTCATCTCTGGATCACCGCAATATTTTCTAGGGGACTATCTTTTTAACAGCGATTCCTTGACGGACGTTTCGAGGTTTATTGCTGGAGGAAGCGATATAAAGGATAAGGAATTTATGAACGCTATACTTCAGGATGCCGTAAGAGATTCAAAGTCTTCACCGAAACTTTACCTACATGTTGGACGAGGCGAGTATCACTATAATCACCACTTAAAACCTCTAATTAAAGAGCTGAATAAAAAAGGCATACAATATGACTTGGATCTAGGCGACTATTCAGAGCATGCTGACGTCGCAAAACATTTCCCAGAGTATCTGAAGCGAATGATTTCGAAAGAAACTGGAGTCCCGTACATAAAGATTCTCAATGAGCCAAACCCCACAGTCAAGGTTAATGAGAAACATGAATTTCACGCGCACAGTTCAGATCCAGAGTCAACATTCGCATGGTACTTATATAAAGACGGAAAAACTATAGAGAAACGTATGTATACTCCATCCAATAAAACGACTATTGATTTCGCTGAAGCTGGCCAGTATCAGTTGAAAGTTTTTGTTAAGAATGCCGACAATAAAAAAGTAACCGCCAAAAGTAGAATAATAAACGTAAAAGAAGCCCCATCCGATTAAGGACGGGGCTTCTATCAATTAAGATTAACTTTCTCACCTTTGTTATATTTTATCCAATCGATTGCTATATTTTGTTTACATTTCCGGCAGGTTTCATTATGTTTTCCATAAGTCACAAAGTTATTCTTAAAACCACATCGAGGGCATTCAAAACGTTCGCCTCCGAAAAAGGCTCCGAAGATAAGAAAGACGCTGAGCGAACCTAGACCTAAGCCCGGTAGGATGCCTATGATAGTAATCATCAAAATTAAGCTTATTAATAAGAGCACAAAACCAGAAAAAAACATAAATAAACGAGGAATCCACCGTTTAGGCGTCATCCGTCGTCGTTCAACTTCTACTCGTACAAAATCCACCGTTTCTTCCTCCGTTCTTATAGCGTTAGTAAAATTATACTCTATCGGAAGTCTTCACCGCAATCTCATTATGTACCACGAGCACCTACGCTTTTATACGCAGGCGCCCGCCAAAAGTTCCGTTATCTATTCGTCTTTGTCCGCGCTTTCTTCGTCACGTCGTTATTTTTCCAGTACGCCCACAGCGAAGCCACTCCGGTAAATGCGAGCGAAATAAATTGCTGCACGCCTTCCTCATCGACCGGAATCGGACTGTGACCCGTCATCGTAAGCGTCTGGTTAACGAGTGCAAGCGCAAGTAACACGAATCGAGCGATTGTTCCTGCGCTAATTTTTTCAGTTGTCTTTACGTTCATAATATCGTCTCCCTTTTCGATTATTTTACTGTTGCGCCGGTTGATTTCGCCGCGTAGATATTCACTTTTCCGAACTGATCCGTTTTGATCGTATAGACATCCGTTTGTGGGTTCGCAAGGATTTCGTATTTAAGTCCGCCAAATTTCTTCGGACGCAGGAATCCGCATTCATTGCCTTTGACAGGCGCTTTGTTTGTCGGATAGATGCGCCATGAGTCGGCAGATGCCGGAAGATATACGTATTTCTTACCGCTTGATGACGGTTTGGAACCGCTGCTTCCCGTAAGCTTCAGCACTTGGCCAACCGTGATTTTATTCGGATTTTTAATGCCGTTATAGGACTGAAGTTTCGCCATGCTGACGCCTGTTTTAACCGCAATTTCCGAAAGCGTGTCACCTTTCTTTACCGTATAAGTCTTTCCGGACGTTTTCGGCGCTGATTTCGCAGGGCTAGACGACTTTCCTCCGATCGCTTTAAGTTCCGCAGCGATGGCCGCTTTCACCGCATCCCAACGTCCCTCATCGAGTACACGGTGCGGACAGTATTTTCCGTTCCAGTCCTGATGTTTCTTCACGCGATCAACGCCCCATCCGCGCTCTTTCAATAGCTGAGCGATGAATTTAATCGCAAGCTTTTCGGCCGCTTTATACTTAGCGCCACCTGACTTCGAATAGCAAACTTCGACGCCGATAGATGAACGGTTGCCGGGTCCGTTTCCGTCTCCGCAATGCCATGCGTTCCGGTTAGTCGGAAGTCCCTGAACGACCTCTTTATCGTCTACCGCAAAGTGGTACGATACTTGGTTGTTATTACGGATCATGTACGCAATCTCATTCGCTGCTGAAGCGTCGTTCGCCGTATTGTGGAACGTGATGTACTTCGCATCCATTGAATATGGACACTTAACGGAATACTTGCTTGACGCGACGAGGTTTTTCTTGACTGAAATCGCCATTTAATCGTCTCCCTTTCGTTTAATAACGCCCGCCGGACTCTCACCGAACGGGCTCATAAAAATAGCGCAATCCCCGAGATCGTCAATCCAACGATCGTGAGAATTACGCCCCATAACCATTTCGTATTTGCTTTCATATCGGAAATATCCGCTTGGCTTTCTTTGGCGAGCGCCAACGCTTCATCCGCCTTTTCATGCGCTCGATCTGCCGTATGTTTTACTTCGTTGAAATAGTCGACCTTCGTATCGATACGCACGAGCCATTCGCGAATGTCGGCTATCTTATCGTTTAATTCGTTATTCGATGGTTCACCCAATGACTACGCCTCCTATCCGTTTAACCAAGTACGCGTCGTTCTGATCATCGTAGATCTTCCGGACCAGCCCGACTTAAATTGCAGATAAAAGTTTCGAGCTTTGTACGTAGGAACACCGAGATCGACTTGTATTTGCGCATAATTCGTTTTGTCTTTTTCTGTAGAGATAACCACTTCGGACACTACCTTTTCTACGCCGTCATCTACGTCAAATTCCTCAAGTCTAACATAAGTATTAAGAGGAGTATCTGTTTCCGAGTAATGAAGACGTGCCGCAACAGTTATATTCAAGAACCGAGCATCATGAGAAATGTACATAACCTCCGCATTTGTATACGAAGTCGAGGCCGATTTGTAATAGCTACCGGTAAATTCAACCTCAGCCGTGTTATAGAATGGCTTTTCTTGGACCGCTAAGTTAAACGCAAACATTCCGTTATTTACGAGAACAGCTCCATCCGGCCTCTCTATCGATACCGCACCTTTCGCAACATATAAGCCTCGTGAATCTAACCGTACGAATTTATTGCGGTCGGCGGCGTTAATCGCGATCAGATAGTTCCCGTCCCAATAAAAAAGATCACCGTTACCGATGATCTGTATATTGTTCGTTTTAATTTGTCCGGCTGTCAAAACGCTTGTGACGACGCCGTCCGCCGTGATCGCCTCTTTAAACGTCTTGCCTCCGTCTGTCGTAACGCCTAATCCGCTGGATCTTAGCGCAACAAAACGGTTCGGATCGTTAGGATCTCGCGCAATAATCCCCATTCCCTCCGGATATTCTAACTGAGTCAACGAATTATTAAGCGCCTCTGTTGCTCGTTGAACCGCTTCATCATACACGTTATATCGTAGTTTACCGGAGTTCTCATCGTATATCTTATCGAGCAACTGCTTTGAATAAGAAATAACGGACTTTGCGAACGTTTTTAACGTCGAAGCAAGCGTAATTTTCGGTGCTTTGTTTGATTCCGGGTATTCTTCGATTTCCATAACGCGAAGATTCAGACTCACGTTCAATGGTTCATAAATAGTCGGCACAGTATCGCCTAGACTTGGTTTCGCCACCGCATAGCCGGCGTTTTTCAATTCAACGAAATCTATTTCGATAGTAATTTCCGGCTTATCTTGGAGCTTCGCTTTTAAATAACGCTCTAAAGTCGATTTCTTCGTAATTGTCTCGTTCGTATAAATAGGAGCATGGCGGATTCCGTAAATTCCGGCAAGGGGCGATGTGTATTCCGCCGTTACCATAGGCTTACCGTTATTGTCCTTTTTGCCTTCACCGCGAATGTACGTCGATAAATTCGAACTGTCGACCGTTTTCTTGAACGTTTTGACGTTGTGGTTATATCGGAATTGAAAATCGGGAGAGCTTCCGATCTGTTTATAAATCCGAACGTCTCGGCCAACAATTTCGTATTCGGCTTCGAATCTATCGAGTGCCTTTTTAAAGAGCGATATACAGTTGTCGTTCCCGAAATTCTCGAATTCTTCCGTATCGAATGAGTCGATAATGCTGAACGTCCAGCCTGTATCGCGGAAAATGAAATCGAAAATGACGTTAATCGACTTGAAACCGGTAGTTAGCGTATCATAACGGAAATCGTCGATCAGGTCGAAAAAGATATGCGGGGCCGTGACGGATTTAACCGGCGTAACCCCGACCAGTTGCTCGACGCACTGCTTAATACGATAGTCGATTCCGTTGTATGTCAGGACGGATTCCTCTTCGACTAGGTCGAAAGCATGCGCATTGTGTTCCGTTTTGGGCAATAAAAAAGACAGTGAAATATCGCCGTTCACTGTCCGTTTTATCGCGAGATTTGTATAACCGGTTAGAACTTCGGAAGAACCGGATATATTCTCTATTTTCATGCGGTGCCCTCCTCGTAAACCTCTCCGGTAATGGCTGCGTACTGTTCACGGCTAATTTTCGAAAGCGTCACGTACTTAGCGACTTGTTCTTTCGAATATTTACCGTTTGAATATAGAATCCGGATATTTTTAAACCACCAATCCGGATCGCTCTGATCCGCAAGATACAGAAGTAAATCCGCGTTTTGCGAAAGCGCAATCGAACCGGAAGATTCGGGAGAAAGTTTATTTACTTTGGCGGTCAAGTCCTGCACTTGGGCGTAAAGCTCTTGCGTTGCTTTGATTAACGGGCCGATTAATTCTTCGTAGCGCAGTCCGTAAACAAATTCTCCAGTTTCGTTGCCTGCTTCGTCGTATTCTGGCGTCTTAGAAATTGGCGCAAAGTCGTCCGTTACAATTCCGAGTTCATTTACGACTTCTTCGACTTCCTGTGCAATCAGACCGTGGTGGGTCCGATCGTTTGTACCGTCTTTAAACCTGTACGACCGAGGTTTAAGGAGGTTAACGAAATTCAGTCCGAGAGGTTCGTCGAGTATATCCTTCTTGTAATTTCTATCTGAAGTCGAAATCGTCCCTGATGCGACATAAATATACGCCCATCTACTCGAACTCATACCGATTGACTCTTTGTTATCGAGTTTCGGATTTAAGAAACCGAGGATCTCTTTGTTCTTCGTCTTCCATCCATCAATTTGGTCAGCGGATAGAGTTCCATCAAGATATTTGTTCTCTACAATCTCACAAATCGGAGTTCCGATTGTTGTATCCGTAGGAGCATCAAGGCGAACCCCCCGCCCAGCATTAACAAACTTATTCCGTACGATAGCGATTCTATTCGTGTTAGGATGCGCATAAACACCATAGTTCGAAACGCCGGATCCGTTAAAGATGTTGTTATGAATCTCAACGCCGCAAACGTAAGCCTCTATACGGACCGGCTTCGCAATTGATCCGGACATATTGTTTACGACATTTCCGAAAATCTCGATGCCGACTTCACCGGTGAACTGATTTGACGGATCACGAGAAATGTATAAAGCCTGGTTTGTATTTGTAATTGTGTTGTTAGCAAGGACGGCCCCCACCCATTTAAACTGCTGATCAGTAGAAGCCCCGTCAATTATACGAATTCCGTCTTTAAAACCCGAAATCGAATTAGAAGTAATCAAACAGTCTCGCGCCCAACCCTCATATAGAGCTATTCCATAACTTGATTTGTCTGATGCTCCAACCACAGTGTTATTCGAGATTTTAGAAGATCGTGTCCGAATCATGGGGCCGTTCACCTGGCATTCGGTAAATGTGTTTCCCAAAACGGAAACTGCGTAAGTTCCACCGTGACTTGTCATCGGATTCTGCGTTGATCCTTTGGTTTCACAATTGTTTACGTAACAGCTTATCGAAGGAGTTTCGCCGGTTGTATACGTGATGTCAAACGGCTGTGAACCGTTCTCTGCATACGATCCGAAGAATCCGCAAGCCTGAGACGATACGACTTTAAAAGCATTTCGCGTATATATTTCGGTCGGTGCAGTTGTGGTGTCGTAGTAAATCCGGCTTCCACTGTCGCCACAGGCGAGAGAATTTTCGAATATAATAAAATATCCGTCCGCAACGCTATAGGCTGTATTATCTCGTGTGTAACAGTGATTAGCGTACTTAAAGGTAATAAAACGGCTTGCTTTCCCTGTAAAGTTAAGCCCGTCAATAATGACGTTTTCAATTGGCGTTACCTTCTGAATCGTTGTTGTCGCCCGCGCAGTCGAAGCCGTTTCATTTGCGCTGTCTGTCCGATAGTCCGGGAATAAAAGCCCTGCCGTAATTTCGAACGATGTCGCTGACGTGACTGTTTTGACCCGTACAAATTCTCCGAAATAACAACCAGGTACGGAAGCCGTCGCATATCCTAAACGCCAGTTATCTCCAGCGTCGGCAGATAACGCATCCCTTTGCGATTTAATACGGACTAAATCACCGACTTTGAGTCCGTGCTCTACCGTTGTTTCTATAACCGTGCTACCCATCGTCAGGTTAGCCGCAATTGGGATTTCCTCGCCGATGGAGCCTTCGACAACGATTCCGTATCCTCCGTTCGCCTCAATCTTCGCAGCCGGATCGCTTGTGATTCGAATATTACTTTTCGCGTAGATCGGAGCATCCAGTGTTACGTCCTTCGAAATGTGTACGTTGCCGAGTCCGTTTTGAGATGCGTACTCAATCGCTTTGTTAATGGCCACCGCGTCCGTATCGCCTTCTTCTTTGAAGTCCAGCGCGTTAAGACTAAGCGATTGGACCGATGATTGAGTCGACATGACTTCGACTTGGTTAGCGTCGATACGCTCTTTTAGCGTTGAGTATTCTTTTCCGTTATAGTCAACGCGAGCTTGTGCGGTTTCCGGATCGATAGAACCTTCGAGCACAACTCCGTTAAATTGCTCCTGAACATTTTTCGCAACACGTTCGGCATCGCCTGCGGTGGTTAACGCCTGACCAGCCGTAGTCTTTGCGGCCTTCGCTTCCGAAAGCGCCTCGTCCATTTGCGCCTTTGATGCCGATACGTCTCCGTTCATAGCCCGGAAATTTTCGTTTATCGTGTTCCGAAATTCGCGGTCTAATGGCGCTTTTACGTCTTTAATATTCGCCATATATCCGCCTCCCTTCCGTGTTTATAAATAATAAAAGCGAAAGTCGAACGAGACTTCCGCTATTTCTTCGCCAGATACTTGTATACTGTTCCATCCGGGAGCAAGCGTAATAAGACCGTAATTCGTTTTATCGGTCAATGACGTCGCGCTCCTTACCGTCCGTGTGCCGTTGATGACGATCGGAAGAGTCGTATTCATGCTTCCGGTATACGTCCATTCGTCTTTGGTTGTTGCGTTGTATAAGCCGATAGAAACCTTCGAGATATTCTTTTTCGATTTAATCGTAATCTTTAACGGTTTATTCCTCGGATCAACCGTCGCATCGCCTGCGTTGTATATCCGAAAAGACTTATCTGTGTGTACGTACTGGTAATCCTCCGCGAATAAACCGTTGCCGAATCCCCATAAGTTTACATCGGTTGTGAAATTCGAAAGAGACGTTCCGACTGACTCAGCGTAAGGACTGGCGCTGATAAACGGAACCTCTATAAAGCCGTATATGCGTTGCTGATCCGGCGAAAACTTTCCGTCAACTTTAGCGAGCCAACGACGCCAAGGCTCCCGCGAATCGATAATATAAAACGCTTCTTTCGATTGAAAAATCCGATAGACTTCGTTTCGCAACAGTGGATAATCGTATAAATCTACCGCCTTAAAATAAAAGGACCCCGTCATTGTTCGAGGTCCATACGTTGTTCCAGCGTCGATCACTCCGTCCATGCCTTCTACCGTTTCAGTTGCGTTAATTGCCTCGGGTGAATCGATGACGAAATCACGCGTAACTATTCCGTGTTCGGACAGGACGTATTTATCTCCGTTTAGTCTTTCGATTGTTAAATCCATTCGTTAATCACCCACCTTTGACGCCGCTAATTCGTTGCTGAATGCGGAAATCTTCGTTGAATTTGCTTTGGATCAGATCGTACATCTTCTCCGCATCTTCTCTCGACCCACTTCCGCTATAATTAAGCGTAATATTAATCGGAGAAACGGAGTTATTTCCGGAAGCATAATCGTCTCTAGAAAAACTTAACGGTACGCTTCGGTTATACGCTGCGTCAACCGTATACGAGTAGTCCTGTGCGTCAAACAGAGCCGCGTTTGCCATTTCGTTAGCCGCCGCTTTGACTACGCCGATATTGCGCTCGATACCTACCGCAAGACCCATCGGAAGGAACTTACCGATTTCGTCACGGAATACGCGGGATGGTGAGTGAATTCCGAAGGTATCTTTAATATCCTTTGTGATTCCGCCCATAAAGTCGCCGATTTTTTGTCCGATCCAATCTTTCATGGACCAAATTCCGTCCCACAAACCATGCATTAGGTCTGCTCCGGCGTTGAAAATTTCGCCACTGTTGTCTATAATTGAGCCCGCAATTTCACCGACAATTTCCATACCCACTGAAAATAATTCCGGTAACAACTGCATAATCCCGTCAACTACCGCCATGAGAATTTGCATCCCGGCATCCAGTATTTCAGGAAGATGGTCTATCAAAGCCTGCGCAATAGCAAAGATGAGCTCTATCGCTGCCTCAATTAATTGCGGTAGGTTTTGGAGAATCCCGTCAATAAGAGCAAGCAGTAACTGAATCCCGGCATCAATGATTTTCGGCAAATTTTCGATTAACGCTTGCGCTATAGTAACGACTAGATAAATCGCCATTTCGATGAGTTGCGGAAGAATTTGAATGATGCCGTCAATCAAGCTATTTAGAATCTGGATACCGGCGTCAATAATCGTCGGCAAATTCTCAATAATTGCGTTTGCAAGCGCGAGTATTAGCTGCAACGCCGCTTCAATTAATTGCGGAAGAACCTGGATAATTCCAGAAATTAACGCATTTAAAATTTGTATTCCGGCCTGGATAATCATTGGCATAAGCGTTACGATCGTATTAATCAGCGTCGTCAGCATCGTTGTGGCCGCTTGGATGATCTGCGGTAGCGCCTCGACTATTCCTTGGATCAGTGAAGTCAGGATCAAAATACCGGCGCCGATCAGCGCAGGTAATAACGTAACGATCGCTTGAACTAACGAATTGATGATCTGAGTTGCGGCCGTTAGAATACTCGGCAACGCTTGAGTAAATCCGTTCAACAAACCTTGGATGATCTGAATGCCCGCTTGTAAAATTATAGGTAGATTCGTGACGATCATATTGACGAAAGAATTCACAATATTAACCGCAGTATTGAGAATGGTCGGCATGTTCTGCTGAATGCCTTGCGCTATTGCCGGGAGGTATTTCGAACCCGCAACGATCAATCCCGGAATACCGCCGACTATGATTCCGATGATATTCGGAATGAATTCCGCGAACCCTGAGAAATCTCCGTTAAAGGCGTCAGATATTGCCTTTTTCAAATCCTCGAATGCGCCTCGGATAATTGCGACTCCTTTGACGACGACATTCGCAACAGAAGGCGGCAAAAGATTGTGTAAAGCGATTGAGCCTTTCGTGAAGTCGCCAGTTAGCGTTTCCGCGAGTCCTTTGAACAGCGCGGTCAAGTTTTTTACTACCGGAGTTACCTTCTGCCCCAGTTTGTTTCCTAAATCCTGAAGTTTTTCGCGGACCGTGTCGCTATTCTCGTAGACGTAGGCGAATGCGGCTGCTAATGCGATAACGGCGCCTATTCCCAGCGTGAACTGAAACATTGTTAGTAAAAGCGCTTTTCGGGTTGTGTTAAGTGCGAAGGCGAGTGTACCGAGACTGGACGAGAAGGAAGCGACTGCTGTTACTGTTGCTGCCGAAATCGCTATAAAGGCTACTAATCCAGTAACAATGGCCGCAGTTACTGCGATAAATTTCTTCGTACCATCACTCAGTTTGTTGAAGCGCTCAGTTAAATCAGCGATCTTGTCAGCCGCAGCCGAAACGTAGGGAGCAAGCTGATCCCCTATTGTTATCGCGAATGATTCGAACGCCCCGCTCAAATGTTCAAGAGAACCGCCGATACCTTCTTTCATTTGCTTTGCGGCTTTCGCTGCTGCGCCACCGGAGTTTTCTAGCTCTTTCGTAAACTCGCCCAACGCGTCGGGTCCCTTCGAAACAACCGCCATCATTCCGGTAACTGCTTCAGTACCGAATATGCTTGCGAGAGCCGCTGATTTCTGAGCGTCGGTCATGCCCGCCATACCTTTTTGTAGCTGGCCGATAATGTCTTTTAATGACCGGAAATTACCGTTTTGGTCAACAGTTGTTACGCCGAGATCCTCTAAGGTATTAGCCGCCCGCTTTGGTGGATCAACTAGCCGAAGTAAAGCAGATCGTAGCGTCGTACCCGCCTGCTCGCCCGCGAGTCCAGCATCGACCATTATCCCCGTAGCGGCCGCAAGTTCCTCCAATGATATGCCGAGCTGCGCCGCCGGTCCCGCTGCGTATTTGAAAGCGTACTGTAGTGATGTCATACCCGCAGCTGACTTATTCGCGGTCATCGCCAAGACATCAGCAACTCTCCCAGATTCGCTTGCTTTCATGTTGAAAGCGTTTAATGCCGATGTGATAGTGTCACTTGTTAAAGCAAGATCCTCACCCGAAGCCTCCGCGGCGGCTATAATTCCGGGCATGGCAGCGATAACCTGGTTCGCGTCAAATCCTTTTGCGGCAAGTTCCGTCATAGCTTCTGCTACTTGAGACGATGTCTGCGTAGTTGAAGCGCCTAGTTCTAATGCTGAATCCCGCATTTTCTGAAAATCGCTTCCGGTAGCCCCGGCAATTGCGCCAGCTTTTCGCATAGCAGTATCAAATTCGGCAGACTTGGTGACAGTAGCAGAAAGGCCGGCAGCCATTCCGGTCGCTGCGGCCCCGAAACCTAACGCAATCGATCGAGAAAATCCCGCCATTTCCTGTCCAAAAGAAGATATTCGCGATTGTGCCTCAGACAAAGAGCGTGTCAGATCCGTTATTGTAGCGCCTATTCGGACGTTAATAGTATGATCCGCCATTTAGCCCCTCCTTTCTATTCGATTTCAAATTGCGACAGCCATTCGCTGGCTTTCTGTTGCTTTTCGAACAAGTCTTCGGCTTTTTGCGTTGATACGTCCGATTTTTCTGGGCGTTTGAATAGATCGCTGAGTTTAATGCGTTTCCGCGCGTTGTTGACTTTTCCGATCATCATTGCGGTTAACGCGTGCTCTTCGAAACGGTCATACTTCCGCTCCTGTTCTGCGTCTAACAAAACGTAGAATTCACGTGGAGTTAGCTTCCGTATTTCCTCCGGAGATTTCCCAAGAAAACGCCAGCCGGCGTGAAATACTTCCTCTATTTCAGAAAGTCCGCTAGCATTTTCGCTGCCTGTGGATCTTTCTTCAGAATCTTCTCGACCGTCTTCTTGTAGAAAAAACTTTTAGAAACTACCTCGTTTGAAAGCTTCATAATTTCGTCCATATCGAGCTTTTCTTCCGAAATTGCGGCTTCGATTGCCTCGCGAACTTTTTTGATCGAGAAGTTCTTTCCGGTATGGAATAGTCCGGCATGAACGATATTCGGGAATGCTTCGAGATCACCCATAAGAGCCTTCCCGATCAATTCGAATGAGCCACCTTTGTAAAGTCCGTTTAAGTATTCAACACTTGCGTATGTTAGCTTGAGTTCGTATTCATTTCCTTCGATTTCAAAACGTGCCATATTCCAATTCCTCCTATAGAAAAAGGACGCCCGCAAGGCGCCCCGTTAATTTTTAATTAAGATGCTGTGGTGCGAGTAACGATCTCGCTCATCGGCGATTCGCCCGCCGCATTAACCGCCGTCACGTTAACCGTGAGCTGTGTATCTGCCGTGATACCTGTCAATGTATGAGGCGGTCCAGCTACTTCAGCATCTAAGTTTTTGGCCTCGCCTCTATAAACTTTGTATGATGTCGCCCCATCTACCGGGTCCCATTTCACCGTTACACTATCTGCCGTAGCCGTGTACGATAGATTTTGGGGCGCATTAGGGAGTAGCTGGAGTATCCGAGCTAGGCGCACCCGCCGGAATCTCTGTTAGTGTCTGCTCTTTAATTTCACCGTTTAGTGATCCCTCAAGCGAGTAAGTCGCAAAGTCCCCGTTACTGAATTCGCGCTCGAAATTAGAAATCATATACAATCCAACTTCCGCTTCCTTGGTACGCGTATCAATCTCGTAAATTTTCACGAATTCTTTTTTTCTTTGTTTCTTTTTCATTGCTTTTACAAACGGGTCACCTTCAGTGATGACGCCCTCGAAAGATACATTTTGAGTTACTTTTCCGTAATCACTACCGGTCTTATCTTTCGTGTCCAAATCGATAGAATCTGCCTCGGAGCTTGTTGATCCGCCTGTTTGGTTAAACGGACGGACAAGTTTTTCGCCTGATGTCTCGTCATCAATGACGACCGCGAATAAAATCTCTTCACCGCGATATTCTATTGCCAAATTAACTCCCCCTTTGTTTAGTAAGCCTGGTATGTCGCGTCTACTTCGATATCAAAGAAGACCCGATGATAGTTCGTTTTGTCCGATAAATCCTCGGCCGATATAGGTGTCTCGGCCGTCATATCCACGCAAAAAAGCCCGAGTTCTTTGCTCGGGCCATTCGCATCTATTAATTTGAAGCGATCGAACAGGAAAATCCTCCGGACTGTCTCCTGAATAGCCGCTCGTTCTGTCGCTGAATTAGCGTAAACTCCGACTTGAAAGTGGTAGATCGTCCGAACTGTTTCACGTAATTTCGCAAGCATCGACGTATTGTCTTGCATTTGTTCGATCGTAATGAACGGTCTCGTTTCCGGCAAAGTAACGCCGTCATAAATCCAAACGACTTTATAGCCGGTCTTTTCCGCCAGATGCTGCTTAATCGAATATTGTAAATCGATCTGTTTCGTAATAATCACCGCCCTAACTGACGGACAAGGCTGTTTATTTTCTCCGTATACGGCAGCTCGTTGTTCCATACGGATTTTCGGATGAACGCCTTATGCGTTTTATTTGTGTATTCTTGAATCTTCGCGTAATCTTCGTCCGAACCGTACTCCCACGTTGTCTGGTCGATTTCTTCCGGACTTGAGACGATAGAATTACGAAGCCTACCGGTCTTAACCGGAGCATAATCCGCAGATTCATTCGCCATCTTTCGTGTGTATGCCTCGGTCGTGTTGCCGATATCGCGTACAAGACCTTCGTACTCCAAGGCGCGAACAACTCGGTTAACGCCCTCTATATCGATACGAACCCTTCCGTTCCTCACGTTATCCTCCTCCCAACGAACTCCGCATGATTCCGTTCGCCGATTCCTTTCTTATCTTTCGAAAGGACCTCGTAGTCTTTTCCATCATAGATAACGCGTTTGATATTCTCGTAAATATCCGCAATCAGTTCAATAGCGACAGAGAACCAGATGTCTCCGCCCTCTACTTCGATACTATCCAGCAGTTGCCGATCGATCTTGACCTGCGAACTGATTTCTGTAACTACAGACGAGACCTTAATCTCGTCATATACCGGTTTCTTCTCGTCAGTAATCGGATCGTTGGTGAATCCCGCCTCATAAATTACCGTAACCTCATGCGTTCGCCCTCCGACCATGTCTTCACGCGCCTGTTTCATAAACGCAACATCATACGAATCAATCACGCATCCACCGCCTTTCTAAAGGTATTTCGGATCGATTTCATACGTCAGATATCCGGTGCAATTAATATGCATCATGTAGATTTCGGAATCGGTCGGTTTGTATAGGCCTGGTCCCATTCCGTAACGGTCTTCGAGTTCGAGCTGTGTACATCGGTGGTCCGGGCGGTTTGCCTTTCCGCGATGAACCCGAACCGCCTGCACGACTTTGCTTTGTTGCGCTGAATAGGCCGTAGCGACGCGATGCGCCGTATTCCCTTCCGTCACAACTAAACGCCGTATCTTCCACGCATCATTGTCGTAGACTTTTCGCACATTGGCGCTGATCGTACTAACCGAATCTCCCCGGATAATTCCGGACCGAATAACCTTCGTAAGCTCGGCACGCTGATCACCGGCAAAGTTCCAAACACGATCGGACAAAACGAGATCATCGGCTCCTAACCGATTGACCATGTAGCGCAACACGTTTTTGTTGATCTTATCGAAAGCAACGCCGGAGATCGCTGCGGCACCAACAACGTCCGACAACGATTTTTTGATCCCGTCGTTCGTAAATGATGCCGTCTCCGAGATGACTTTGTTTAGCGCATCCATGCCGGTATCTCGTACGAGTCTCTCTATCGACTCAAGCTCGCGAAGTAGTTTGTTCAAGCGCTGTTTCTTAATAGTTCCGTCGCTGCCGCTGTACTCCGAGAGCATGTCGATAATTTCTAACCGAATCCGGCCGATCTCCTTAATCGCGAATTCTTGTTGCTCTGCGTTAAACTTTCGATATTCCATCGATACTTTTTTAAGCTGCCGTTCTAGTTCCGCCTGCTTACTCATCGTCCGTCCGCCCTTGGTGCGAAGCTTTGACTCGTCAGTAATCGGAGTTGCTTACGGAAATCTTTCTTCGCGTCTTTCGCAAGCTGCGAGTAATTCGCAAAGATATTCGTCTTGTCGATCGTTTCCTCGCCGTCTCCGAAGCTAAAAAACCGAGCCGCTTCCGAAGCAATCGTTTCGTAGGCGATACCGAGTGCGCAAAACAGCACGGCATTTTCATGTTCTTCCGGATTCAGGCCGCTTTCTTTAACAGCTTCGGCAGTCCATGCGGCAATATCGTCCGCTGTGACGCCCGGCACTCGTGATAAACGCGTTCTTAGTCGATCTTCAACCGCCACATGAATCACCTCCGTTATTTTTTCGGTTTAGCCGCTGCTTTCGGCTTGGCCGCCGGTTTATCCACGCGTTGAATGAACGGATCGTATTTATCGAGCGCTGCGATTTCCTTTTCAACGTTCGTTTTATAAACGCCGTATCCGTTAAAGACGATGTATAGACCATCTCTGATAAATTCGTAGTTTGGCAACGTCTTATATTCCGCCATTAAGACATCAATCCTGCCGTTTTGAGTTTCGCAAGCAATGCGTTAAAATCGGCCTTCAAACCGTCGACGTCTGCTGCGGCGCTGTTCGCTTGCGTAGCCGCTTTTGTTGCGGTTAGTTTCCCGTCCAAAGCCGATTTAACATCGTCGCCTAGTTTCGTCATAGTCACCGATTTAGCGCCGAGATTGTTTTCTTGAACGCTTCCGGTTCCGATGTTCCGGTTTTGTACGGAGCCATCGCCGATATTACGGTTAAGGACTGAATTGTCCGCTAGTTTTTCGGTTGTGATAGAACCGTCTGGAATTTCGACAGGACCTCCGGATGCCTCGAGCAAACTTTGGATAATTTCTCCGAGTTTCAGGTCATTTGCAGCCGGTGAAATAAGGTTCAATCGTTGTACGTCTTCATTACTTAAAGCCATTTACGGCCTCACCCCTTTCAAAATAAAAAGGGCCTTGAAAGGCCCCGTTAATTAGGAAACAGTTTTAGAAATTCCGGAAAGGATTGCTACTGATTCTTTCGCGTTTTTAATTTCGAAACCAAGTTCGCCTCGGATTACGCGTGCGAAGTAGTCAGCGCCCGGTTCTGTAGCATCTTGGTCGTAAATAGAAGTCAGGTAACGTGCTTTGATATTATCGAGATCAAGCAATACTGCGCGATCTTTAGGCATGTTCTGATCGACAACGACCTGAGAAACTGCACCGCCCGGAAGATCACTCATGAAGGACATGATCTGATAGCCGACTTGACCCTCTCCGCGAGTTGTACGGATAGTATCGCCCGCAAGTTTAGTGATCTGGCGAGAAACGTTCGGCGCACAAAGAACTGTGTTCACACGTCCGCCGCGTTTGAAAGTTTCTTCGATAGCATCGTTCAAGCCTTTTGCTGTGATTTCCTTACCTCCGAAATCTTTTGAAGCAGATCCCTGTTCTTGAGCGAACGCAAATAAGCCACCGGAAGTACGAGGTTGCAGATCAGACCCTTGGTATTTACGGCCGTAAATTAGAGAGTTGTTAATTTCGCGAACCATCTCTTGCAAACGCAAGTTAACCTGGTAGTCAAGCTCGTCAGCAACTCCGTAAGTGTTTACTTGTTGTTGCGTACGAGAAACGGAAGCGTAACGAGTGAAAATCTGAGAGTAGTTGAACGATACAATACGGTCATTGATTTCGTTCTTTCTAAGCACGGACTCACCTTCTGGACGAGGACGAGAAATAACCTTCAGCTCTCCGTTTGCTTCGATGGCTTCTGGAGTAGTCGCGTCATATCCACGTTGGACCGTAATTTTGTCGGCAGCTTCGTCGACTTTTGTTACGCGCAATACTTCAAGACCGTTTTGCACAAGTGCATTCTCCGTAAATTTGCGAGCGTCGCCTGCGTCCAACTGGATTTCGGTTGCATCGGCCGCTACGGCAGCTTTAGCGATTGCTGTGTCGCTGTTCAAGTAATCGTTTTGCCATTCGAACTTTGTTTGCGTTAGGGCTTCACCTGTTCCGATCAAACCGAAAAGAACCGGTGCCTTTGTAAGAATTAAATCTACGTTCGCCTGCATGTCGCGAACTTGTTGCTGGAAATCATACGATTGTGCAACTGCCATGTGTAAATCCCCCTAATAATTTTTTGTAATTAAAAAAGCCGCCATAGGGCGACTGAATTACCGTTTGTTTTTTAGCTCTCGAAGTTCGTTGTAGAGCTTTGTGACTTTTCCGAGATAACGCGGATTTTTAAGCGCTAATTTTTTCGTTTCGTCCAATTCTTTCTCTTTCGCGACAATCTCCGTTTGGGTGTTGCTCTTGGCCGGGTTGCTTCCGCCAGATGCGTCGGCCCCGATCGGCTGTTTAAACATCCACGGACTGGATTCTTTAAACGCAGCGACCACTTCTTCGGCTCCTTTTACGTTTCCATCTTCGTCAATTTCGACCGCAGATTTATCGAGTAGTGCGAGGACTTGGTTCGGATCATTTGCGTTAAGAGATCGAGCTATTGCGCGGAGTTCTGTGTTAATAATCCGCTGATTAGCCGACTCCTGCGCTTTCTTAGCTGCCTCCGCTGCTTCTTCCGCCTTCTTAGCCGCTTCTTCTTTTTCGGCCCGCAGGCGTTCAGTTTCGGACATTTCCGCTTTTTTTCGTTCTTCTTCCGCCTTTTCTAACTCTTCAAGGCGTTTCGCTTTTTCTTCGAGTTCGGCTTGCTTCTTTTTCTCGCGCTCAAGACGCTTGTTAAGAATTTCGTCGAGTTCAGCCTGTGTGAACGTCTTTTCCGGTGACTTCGGTTGCTCTGTCGGTTTTGGTTCCGGCTCCCCAGCCGTAGGTTGAGCGTTAGGATCTTCCGGTTCTGTTTGTTCCGCAAAAAATTGTAGGTTTAAAGGTAAAAATTTCGGCATATCGTACCTCCACGTTTAAAGTCCGAGTAGACTGTAGATTACGAATAACAACAACCGGCAGTTTACCGACAATACCGTAGGTCAAGAACGTTGTTATTCGTTTGATTCTGGTGCTACGTTATAAGGATCTTCGGCCTGTTTTTTCAGGTTTCGTTCCTGTAAAATCTCCATAAATTTGGCTTCCGGGTTATCTTTACCGCTTCGGACGATCGCGCCCTTAATCGACTCCATTTCGTTGGCGATTTCTTCGCCTAACTGTTCGACGAGAGCCTTTTGATCCTCCGGCAACGGCAGCCCGAATACGATTTTACTTCCGTAGTTGTCGTCAACTTGCGCAAGCCATTCCTTCTCATATTTAAAGCGAGGATGATCCTGGCGGGCTTTCATATAACGCAGAATGTACTCATTCAACGTCTGTAACCGCGATTGCCAAACGATCCATGCTCGCTGGGTTTTAGAAATAATCGAACTGTACAACAATTTGAGTGCCATATCATTAATGCCGCCCGTATTCATGTCCGCGGTGTTAACCATCGGAACCTCACTTATTTCGTGAAGCCGCTTCTGTAGACGGTCGAGATACGCCTCGATCGCCTCTTTGAATTTAAATCCGCTTTCAAGTTTCTTTGCGTCAGGCTCTCCGATTTCTTTATTCGTTTCGCCAAGGTCCCAAATGGCTCCCGGCGCAATCTTAAACGGATTTTTCGGATCGTACTCGACGTTTGTTAAGAGAGTGATCGCGAACATTTCGAATCTCAGTGCGTCCGAGTAGTCGGATAGCTTCCGGTCAATCTCGTCGGCCGTTTCGATAAGCTTTTCAAGTTCGCTGAAGCCGCTTGTCTGCCCCGAAAGTTTCTCCGTTGGAATGTGTATGACCGGAATAAAGTCGAGGCCCATCGATTTTCTTTCGACTCGTTTCTCGACAAGACTGAGCCCGTCATCGTAGATCGCCTCTTCGATCTCACAGTCGTAGTTTCCGGTATCTTCATCGCCGTTCCAGACGAGATAATACGAAAGTTTCCAAAGCTTCGTCTGTTCTTCGTCCAACCACGCAACGAAATGAACTTCGTCAAGTTGATCGACATCCCATTCGTTATGAACTGCGATAACTTCGGTCGACGGGTGCCACAGTATTTTGATTTCTCCGCGGCGTGTATCGTAATGTAATCGAGCATAAACGCCGGTTCGGCTGATTGCGCGATCCTTTGCTGCTGCGAGTAGCTTCTCGTGCATCCGGTTTTCTTCCCATACCCACGTCAGCAAGCGTTCTTTCGCCTTTGCCCGGCTGTTTTCTTCCTCTTGTAGTGGACTTGGCGTATATCCCGGCTTAATCATGTCCGCAGGATCGTCGAGTACGTCCGGAGGAACGGTCACTTTCGGTTCCTTCTCGAATTGCCAGGCCGCAGTCGAATCGATAAGCTTCCGCGGATAGTTCATCGTAAGCTGCGTCGGTTCATAATCGATTTCTTTCGGCTTAACGTAGTCGGTCCAAACGTTCAGATCGCCTTCGTAGCGTCGGTAAAGCTTGATTTCGTCAACAATGCGCTGAAATTCTTTCGATCCAAGCGCTTCTTCCATCGGGAGAACAAATTGAAACGGGTTTATAAAATTTCTGTCAATGACTACGATTTAAAACGCCTCCTTTCAGTAACGGTAATTTCCAACGTTGCCGCCTTTTCTTCTACGCGACTTCACAACGGCCGAAACCGCCATCTCTAACGCATCGATAACGTCATCGTGGGCGCCCGTGCCGTACTGCTCGAATTGTTCAAGCAAAAGCGCGTGCTTCCGATCGAATTTGATTGTTCCGTTTTCGATCGAAGGCAATAGCGCCTCGATACGGAGCTCTTTTCGGCTGCGGTGTTTTACTTTCTTTACGCGAGTGTCTGCCGGATAGCCAGCGTGTGTAAGCTGTTTTTTCAGCTCATCGACGAAAAATTCTTGCGCCGCCTGAGCCTCTGCCGCGATTATGGTCGGCTGAAACTTGACGACCTTCTCAACGATGACCTTCAGGAATTCGTCCGGCTTTAATCGTTGGCCAAACGTGTCTATGACATAAATAGAGCCGCTAACCTTATCGGCAGCGACGATCGCAATTGCGGAATAGTCTCCACGTTCTTTTCCCATCGCAAAGTCTACGGCGAGAGAAACGTCATACTTCATATAGTCGATATTTCCATTGTGATACGTGAATTTTTCCGGGTTAAAGATCATCGATTCCTCGTCGATCGGGTTGTTCATGTACTCCGTATTGAACGCTTTGGAGCCGTTATCCCATTTCCAGCGCATCAACTTAAACAACGGCTGAACGTCCGGCCACAGAACTTTGCTTCCGCGTAAGAGCTCATCCTCGTTTTCCTTGTAAAACCGCTCTGCATCCGCAAGTCGATTCGGATTATCACGATCAATATAAATAAGCCGGCACTTTTCCCAAAGATCGAGGCGTTCCGGCTGTTTGATGATGGCGCGATAGACTTTCGTTACGAAGTCGGATCGTTTGTAAAGAACGTGCATCAACAACGAATCCATATGGACGGTCGTTCCCATGTAAACGAAGGCCGTCCGTTTTCCTTTCGGATCTCCTAACGGCATTACAGTCTGCGAAAACCAGTCGCGAAGGTTCGACCGCTGTTCCGGCGTACTTGCGTTTCCTCCCGGCCGTGCATCCTCTAGGTCGTCGCATATAATGAGATCCGGCCGCGTTCCGTTCCAGTTACGTCCACGAAGCGCCTGACCGGTCGAAGCCGCCTGAACGAGCGCTAATTGTTTCCGGCTGTCCCCATCTGGATGCCACGCGATAAATGATTCGGAGTTATCGATGATGTTCGCTTGGTCTTGCGGCGACAGCAACGGCCCGAAGTCTTCGCGCAGCTTCTTGTTGAACTTAAGCTGATTACGAATCCACTCCATATTGGCTTTTGAAACCGATGGCGTCTCCGAAATGATGATCGTGTATTTCCGTTTTCGATAAACGATCTCATGAACCGGAAAGGCTTTCGAAAGATACGTCGACTTGGCGTGCGAACGCGGCGCTGCTGCCGCAATCTTTTCGTTAACTCTTTCGGTAGATACTACGTTCATGATGTCGCAGATCTCTACGTGGAAGGCCGGCGCTTCGCTTACATCCGTGACGTCGAACCCGTCCCAGTTGCCGTCATTGTCCGGGTTGCGTGCGTCCGAGAAGTATTCAATAGAGAATTCGAGCAGATTACCTTCGCAACGATGAATCCGTTTAAGCCGCTCAAGTTCGGTCGCTTTTTCGTAATAGTCGGCGATCTCTGACGCAGGAATGTCATCGCCGTAAGTTTCGTCGAGCGCGTCCAAGTATTCGGTTAATACGTTGATGAGTTCTTCTCGTTCATCCCGCTTCAGCCAACGACTATCAACCCATGCGATAAAGATCGCCTCCTTTCACTTATTTCGAATGTTTCTTAGCCGCGGATCTTACGAGTAGGTCAAAGAAAAATAAGAACGGATAGAAAGGCACCTTAAACAGCGAGTAGAGAACCGCTAGTACAATACACGCAAGAGCCAATGTCTTTAATTCATCGGACACGGTTTCTGGTCCCTTCGCGATCTTTAATCGATCGGAACTGCTTAATCCTAGAGTTACAATCGCACCAAGAGTACTTTTGAACGTTATACCGGCGTATAACATTCCGAGTAGTAAGTAGATCAAAACATAAACCAACTACCTTACCTCCTTTCATTTTTCGTATTGACTTTCGTTTTCTTTTTCGTTAATATGAGTGTAACAAAATCATTTTTATATTACGGAGAGTGAGCGAAATGGCAAACGAAGTTTTTCCGATTAAATCAAAACGCGATTACAACAAGTTTATTAAAGCGCTGAAGCCGGGCCGTGATCGGAACCTAGGGCAGCTAGGAACTGCGTTCGGCCTGCGTATCAGCGACTTGTTAAAGTTTAAAATCGGAGAGCTTCGTGGCCATAAGTCGATCACGATTTGGGAAAAGAAACGGAAGAAAAAACGTTTGATCACGTTCAGCCCTTCCGTTCTCAAAATCGTTAACCAACTCGAAGGTGACGACGACGATTACGTTTTTGCCAGTCGGCAAGGAGGCGGCAAGCCGATCACCCGCGTTCAGGCTTATCGTATCTTAAACGACGCAGCGAAACGGGCCGGCATTTACGAAAAGATCGGCGGTATCGGTACTCACTCGCTCCGTAAGACGTTTGGTTACCGCCTATACGAGAACGGCGTTGATATCACGCGCATTATGTCGATACTCAACCACTCAAGCGAGCGCGAGACGTTGAGATATATCGGAATTACAGCCGATGAGATATCGGAGGCTTACGAAAGCATCGAGGTTTAGGACTTCGGTGCTTTTTTGTTTACAGAAGCGAAACCCATTTCGTTTGCCTTGTAGGATGATCGTTTCTGTATCCGAGATTATTGACGACTTCGCGTTCCCACTTCTTCTCCTGATCCGTTTTAAGTTCGCTATACGCAAGGATAACCGTCGTTGGCCGCGTTCCTTTAAACTGCCACCCGACTGCCGCTTGGCCTACTGCTAAAGCTCGGAAATGCATTCGATCATTGTCGAGATCCTTAAATACGCTTTCGATAATCCGCGCCTGATCCGGTGTATCCACGATCATGACTACGAATTCCATCAACGCTCGCCTCTATTGATTTCATCGAAAAGTTTCCGCAAAGATTCCCCGGCTTCTTGCGCACTAAGGCGATAAACTTCGCTAGGAGTGAGTATTCGAAGCGCTTCTGCTAACTGAGACACATCCACCTTAGTACTTCCGAGAGCTTTTTCGAGAGTACGCGCCGCCTCTTCAACGCTAATCTCCACCTGCTCCTCCCGCAATTCAGCCAAAGCCTTAGTCGCCGCCTTTGCTTCGCGTTGAACCGCCTTGAGTCCGGTAATAGCCTCCGCTACCTCCACATTTACTTTTACGTTGATTTCACCGATTGATTCGCGCTTTGATTCCGCCATTCACATCGTCTCCTTTCGTTTAGTTGATTTCGAATATCAATTCGTATCTTATCGCGTCAATGGCTTCCGCAATTTCATCACGTACCAAATGCCCGGAAGTCTGCAACGCAATCAAACGATCTAAGTATGCGAGTAATTCTTCTGTCTTCGTCATCATTATCGTCTCCTTTTTCGTTATTGCTGCGCTGAAAACGCAAGCACAAAAAGAGCGACCCATATTCGGATCGCCCTCGTTCTGATTGCGTTGGACTTAATAAGTCCTGTACTTACCTGATGTAGTGTATACCTTATGAATATTCGTTAACTGATTTCTTTTAAGATATATGTTTTCTGCTAGTCTACTATCTACGGTTAAAAAGTTTAGGCTATGCTGATTTGCTATCGCAACGTTCGCGGCGTCAGCTGATCCTAAGTCTTTGTAGAGCTTGAACTGCTCCATAACCGCCTCTCTATTTCCGTCAATTACTAGAAAAACCTCATTATCTATTAACTCTTCTATGTTGCTGATAGTTTCATCGACCACTTTTTCAGGGTTGATGTTCGAAAAGTCTTCCTTAGGTTTCTTTCTTCGGTAAGACTCAAGAGGACGACCTGCTAGATGGGTTACCTCGTTAATAATTAATGGATTAACAAAAAGAAAAATCGCTTTACTGTTTTCATCGTCTTCATCAGATAAAATGTGAGTTTCAAAGAGGTTATTGACTGTGTTGTGCCAAGCATCATACTCATTTGCCAGAGCGAGTATAATGCCTGTGTCTAACAAGATTTTCTCTTTATTGGAAAACCCTCGAAAATTCCGATTAAAATCAATCTTTATCATATTTCCAGGAATCTCTGACCTTGTTCAAATCTAATTTTGATGATGAGCTACCGACGAATTTCTTTAATAACGCTTTTTTCTTTTTATCCAAAGGCTTGAAGGAATTCTTTGAAGCTAATGCGTTCATATCTTTCTCCCCCTCTTTTCTCATATACCCAGCACCTCCTGATTTGAATACAGCTTGTGCTAGTATATACCCTCTCAGGGAATATTATACCATCTGTTCGCTATTTTCGAAAGATTTAAAAGCGCGAGTGGCAAATATTTTAGAAAATATGAGGGCGAAAGAGGCGAAGTCCGCCTGCCCAAACTACACTCGCATATATTTTGGGCAGGCGGACTTCTACCGGACCCGCGAATCCGGTAAACCGCCGGTAAGGAGGTGCCAGAGAATGCTGCTTTCAATCCTTGTATCCGCAAGACCTACGTGTCCTGACTGCGGAACGTACAGTAAAGACGGAAACCCAGCCACACTTGATACGTGCTCATTCTGCCAAGATATGAACGTATTGAATATTAACACCCGCCGCCTCAAGGTTGGGCAGCGTAGTTTTTCGGAAGGCAAGACCGGTTATAATCCTTCCGTGAGGCCGTTTCTGTTGCTCTTGTCAGGTTACACGCCTTATCGGAGTATTAAGCGCTCCGAACGCTCGCCTCTTATTTCGCGCGGTTTTCAATGACCCGTGTAAGGAGGTACGCGCCCGGTACGTATAAAATTACGCGAAATTAGCGTCTCTAACCGTTCCCCTACCGAATACCCTCGGCGAAGGCTAAGTCGTCTAATTTCGTGTGATTTGCGCGTGAAAATCGTTATGTTAAGCCGCTATAATAACAAGCCTCGTAATATGCGTCCCAACATCGCTCGCACATATGCCGATCGTTAATATCATCGTAGTCTAATTCGACATCTTTTTCGCAAACATCACATTTCTGAATCATCAGCTACACCTCCGCAATGGTGTCGCCGTCTCTTATACCTAAATCGCGATAACCTCGAATAGTATCGTAAAAATCATCATCGTAGTCGCCGCTTAATTGTGTATTATGCCAAGGGTGAAACATTTCGTGCCATTCTTCTGCGGCTTCCCTCGTACATTTCTCCCACATAACGCGCTCTTTGCAATCGTGGCAAGCCGAAATATAATAGACGCCCATCTTTCGTCCTCCTTTTCGTTATTCCTCACGTAACTTGCGCCTGTATTCCGAAATACCATCGTCATCTCCATATCGCGGCTGTCTATCGTCTGTCCACATCGGTTCGACGCGGTTATAACCGTTTCCTAGATCGATGATTTTCCGATACTTACGAAGATCATACGCGCCTGATTCGATTAGGCGTTGGGAAAGCGTTTTATGCGACCAAGGATTCGAGTTATGTTCGACAGTGTTTAGCGTTATTGACATCGGCTGCACCTCCGCAAAGTCAAAGTGAATTTTTGATATGCGCGTTTAAGATGCGTCTGGAGCCGCGGATTTTGTTTTTCCCTCCCCGGCCCCCTCCTTCGTTGTGTATCCGGTATTCATTCGTTTGTATATCGAGTGTAACACTATCGGATTCTGTTACACTGGCGTTCATCGCAATCGTTGTCATATCAACGTTCATTCGTTGTTGTATTGCGCTATGTATTTCGTTTTATTTATGCATCGTATAAACCGCGTCATATCAACGTTCTTATGTCCGGCAGGATCGGCGCGATATGTATAAGATATTGCATAAACGGACGGGCTTTCGTCAAAGTGATCGGAGGGTCGCGCGCCAGGAGGTTTAAGCTGACAGAATACTATCCGCCGTCACCCCTCGTAAACCCTCCGTATCCTATCCGTTTCCTATATACTGCGCCTACTATTCGGCATCCTTACGCAACGCCCTCATACGCTCTATCTGCGCCTTCATCTCGTCTATATCCGTATCGCTACCGTTCTTATTCTCTACGACTACATTATCTGTAAGCATACTATGCGCCTGCAACAGCGTCCTGAACATCGCAGCATTTCCGTCGTTAATGATATGATCCGGTATGGAATCCATTACTTCTGGTAAACGATCGAGAGTGTTCCGCATAATCTGGCGCTTTAGTTCGTCATTAAACGAATCATTCTGCCGCCATTCATATAACGTCTGCCTACTTACGCCTACTTCTTCGGCAATCTGATCGTAAGTCATTCCGCCTCTTTTCGGCTGTGCTAAAATCGTTATGGCAGCGATCTGTTTTTCGCTAAGTTTCCGGGCCAATTTTCCGCCCTCCTTTCCGTTAAGTTTACGTAGCTTTACGTCCTTCTACTACGTATAGACAACTACGGACGTAAAATATGCGTAGTTCTCGATAAGATAGCGTAATTATTTTCGCTAGTTTTACGGACTCCTTTCCGTTTGTTTTAAAACATAGCGGCCACTCCGTCGCTAGCGCTCCTCCGTGTCCGCGGATATTATTAAGACCTTTATCGCGATACAATTATTTATACAATATACATGATTGCGTTTCTGCGGGACGGAGTGAAACGTAGTTCCCGCTAGTCTTCGGATTCAGAAGACTAAGAAGTGATTGCGGACTAAAAATCGCCGAATCCCTTGCGGCTGTAAGCACGAACCCTCTTTTCGCATGTACGAATAAAGTCGTGTTTTTGGCCGATTTGTACGAATAAGATCGTGTTCATTATCAATTACGTTATTCTAATTGAGAATAAGACGGTAATCACCCGACCTCCCGCCGTTATATCTGTCGTGTTATTATTCATAAAAACGTATAAATATACGACGTCAACACGAAGAAATAGACGCCAACCTATTCGTCAGCGTCTTCGATCTTCACCTCGAATAACTCCTCGACATTTACTCCAAGCGCTCTCGCCAGTGCAAACACGTGCCAATCGAGATGCCTTTCCGCGGAATCAAAGCGTGAAATAGTCGGTTGTGGCACGCCGGTTCTTCTCGATAGTTCTGATTGCGACCAGTCTTTTTCGTCTAGGAGCGCTTGCAAACGCGGCTTAACCGTTACCTTCATTCGATCACCTCTGCGTTAATTATACGCCAGAGAATATTTTTTCGCAAATTCGCTTGACTTCATCTATACGCTGTCGTATAATAAGAGTATAGAAAGGGGGTGAACGTAATTGATTGACGTAGTGATGAAACTTTCGGCAATCATCGCAACTTGGCTCGGAATTCTAAAGATCGTCTTAGAACTCCGCAAGATGCGAAAAGACTCCGAAAGTGAGAAGCGACGGCTTCCCGCAAAGAAACACCGTCGCCGAACATAAACACCGAGGGGCGCAAGCCCCTTGTCAATCAATTATAACACGAATGAAACGAATTGATACCACCGAAATTTTGTTAGTTGTCGTCTTGCTCGCCTGGATTGCGGATATGAACTTCGGCCGGCTGTCCGTCTTGGACTACGTCGGCCTCGGATCAGCGATCGTTTTCATCGCGCTTCTATTCTTTAGCTCGGGGAGGAATCGGAAATGACGCTTTATATAAAACGTTTGTGGTCGGACACACCGCCATTAAGACCGCAGCAGGCCAATCAACTTCTCGATCTATATGAGCGCCCTATTGCGACGTTTAAAGACGCTGGCAGGGCGTATCAGATCGGGTTTAATACGGCGCTGACATGTCTCGGCTATCTAATCGCAACCAAACACGGAGGTAATGACGATGAATAAAACGAAGACGTCGATATAGCTTATCGTGTGGCTGACGACATGGCTGCGGAAGCCAAAGACGCCCAACAAACGGTTGAACGCGAGTATATTGTCGAAGGGAAAGACTACGCGGTTTCTGCGGACGACGGCGGCTTCTCTTTTGATCCGGCCGCCACAGACGCAAAGCCGGGCGATCGGATTAGCGTGACTTTTACGAAGGATCAATACGAAAATGGCAGCGGATTTAAGGCGATTAAGGTTATCGAATAACACACGAAATCAGGCGTTAAGCGGCCGCTGATACCTAATATACCCGCAACAGATTCCGGCGGCTCCTACGCTTTAATTTCGTGGAAAAAACATTGTCTATGTCGTTGATTCAAACGAGCTAATGTCGTAATCTAATAGTCGGAGGTTGAGGACGAATGGATTACGAAACAAAGGGATACGACACGACGAAAATATACGACTACAAAGAGTATCCGGACGCTCATCATGGCCGCTGCGACAACTGCGATTATACACTGTTCAAAAGTTCGGTGAAGGACGGGATATTTCTTCGCGAGTGCCGTAGATGCGGAATGAAAAAGAGCATATAAAACGAAAAGCCCTACTCAAAATTGAGTCGGGCTCTTTATTTACAAACTTTATCTTGACACTCTGGCTTCTCTTCTGCGTCCACTGAAGAAATGCCTATCTCATCGTTAGTTTTATCATAAGTACCGAAAAACTCTTTATTTTTATCCCCATTTATATATCCTTCTACAGTTATCCCGCCCATAGGGTCTATGTCATATGAATCCGAAAAATTTATTTCTTTAATATCTTTATAGTTTTTTTCTAAAAAAGTTTTCATCTTAGTTTTAGCCTGATTAAACAACTCGGTTTCTGCTACTTTTTGATCGTGTTGGTGCTTCATGTAAATACCTCCAAATGTTATAATTACGATGGAGATTAGGATAATTATGTATTTTCTCATAGACTCATCCTTTCCTAAAACAATTTTACATTAGAGTTGAGGTGTTGTACATGCCTAAGAATATCGATATTCCAAACATTAGCGATAAAGAATATTATTATTTAAGTAGGTTTTCTTATAACTATGACAAAATCAAAAAATCATTAAAAGAAAATAGACCTTTAACGACGAGTAGTTCTTCTCGGTGGTATGTTGAAAAAATTAAGTCGGATGACGATACCGGACTTGATGCGGTTGTTCTGTCACAAGCCGAAGAGAAAAACGGAAAGTGGGTTAAATCAGATAACCCCAAAAACGTCGTCGTAGCCTTCGCCGGTACTGACGCCGGAAAGGACCCGATCGATGACTTAGTAAAAGCAGACGGTGGAAATATCGTGATGGGGCAAGATCCAAAAAAGAAAACGCATTATATAATCGAAAAAGATGCGAAAGATACATCCAAAACACTGGGAAAATACAATTCCACACCCTCACAAGACGCTATGCTTAGCACCGGTAACTACAAATTGATTACAAAACCGTCCCAAATCGGTCAAGCCGACGATCTTATAAGAGAAATCAAACAAAAATATAAAGGCACCTCGACGATCATTTCAACGACTGGACACTCACTCGGAGGTGCAGAAGCGGAATACAGTGCGGTCAACAACGATATCTATGCCGTCGCATTCAACAATCCCTCCGTCGTTAAATTACATTCCGAAGAAAAGCAAAAGGAAATCAATAACGGTGAATACAACCGGTATGTAAAGTCGATCGTAAATCCGGATGATATGATCGGAGCCGGTTGGTGGAATGAGTACGACCGCCACAATGGAACAACGATATATACAAAAGATCCTGCTGTATCGAATGCTATGCGCGAAATGCGAATGCGAGGCAAGGTAACTGATCAAATTGGCGAAAACGCTGCGTACTTCTTTCAGACAGCAATCTTGGGGATGCCTGATACGCATTGGGTCGGCAGCAATAATTTCTCTTTCGACGAAGACGGTAATATTAAGAATATAGACGGCGATGAACTCGTCTACGATAAAAATTTAAAAGCAATGCTGCCGGCTGAAGTGGCATCAGGGAGCGGCGCGATTAAAGTCACCCCCGAAGTCGCTAAGCAGCTTGCGGAAAAAGTAAATGCGATTATAAACGACCTGCGTACGATGAAAAGAGAAGCGGAAAACGCCTATCAGGAACATGATGCCGCGATAAACGATCTGAAATACGATACCTATCGCCAGGTCGGCCACGGCTTATACGATCAGCTTTCACTTGAGGATGTGAACAATACGCTGAATGATTTGGCGCAGTCGTTCGATAAAAAAGGGAATCCGCTGTTTTACGATGTCGATGCCGAAGCGGCCTATATCGCGTCATTGCAGGATACGATTTCAGATTTAGAGGAGATCAGCGGTTATCTCGCACAAATCGCAAAGGATTTCAAATCAAAAGACAAGATGCTCGCAAACTGGTTAAAGTTATAGGAGATGAGTAGATGGATACGTTAGATCAAATAATCAAAAAGCAGAACGACCCAATGGAAAAGCGCAGGCAGCTTGCTATGCTGAAAACGGGTATGAGAGGCGTGGCCGGAACCAAGCTCGAATCCGTTCGAAATACCCTCAGACCGAAATTCAAAGTAGATGACATACAAAAGGAAATGAACAGCGTCTATTCATCACTTCTCTACAGCTTCGAAGGGAAAGCGCAGCAGGCGCTCGCACAGCGGATCAGCCAAAGCGCTCAGCAGCTTATTCATACGGAACAGGACGGAGAAAGCTTTGTGAATGGGTTTAAGACGAATTAGAGGCGCCAATTACGGCGCCCTTTTTCGTTTATTTACGGTTTCTTAACGTTAAACATCGCAAGCAGCGTCTTATCCGGCGCCTTGGATTGTCGATAAAACACGTTAGGATTGAACGTATATCGCTCCGGTTCGCTGCCGACCTTTATTCGCGCGACAACGAATTCCCCGTCGAATTTCATCTGCTTCAGACGTCGGCCAAGCGTATCCGGCGTTACTCCGATCGCCGCCGCAAGCTCTTTCTTATTGAACCACCGTATATGCTTCGGATTCTTTTCGAAAGGATTCTCGCAAAGAGCGTTTGTTTCGTAGTGGATAAACGGCAGCATCCGGTAGATCAGTCCGATGTCTGTCGCCTTCACTTCGCTGTACACCTTCTTAATTTTCGCGGTGTAGAGTTTGACAACGTACTGGCTTCCGAAGTTACCTTTGAAATGATAGCGCTCGTTCACTGAATAGGCGCCGCCTTCTTCCCGAATAATATCATGCGCAGTACAGGCGCTCAGGAAATCGTAGAATGTCATCCGCTTTTTCGTGAGCTGTAGGACGGACATCATGTCCGCTGTGGTCATCGGCGTTTTATCGCGGCTAGATTTAACGAGAACACCGTTATAGTCGACGTAGCATTGCAGCAGCATCAGATAGCCGCATTGTGCTGTCGTGAGAGCGTCATAGACTTCGTGAATATTAGACATATTCGCGTTGGAAAAGTCACGCCTGTCCGTCGACTGCTTTTTCTGCTCCCGGAAGGCTTCGTCCTGGTTCCGGTGCCTTAGCGTGTAGTCTGTAGATAGATCTTCGCCTGTCTCTGCGTTTACTACTCGTAATCTTTTCAAAATATCGTCCCCTTTTTCACAAAATAAAAGAGCGCTAGATTGGCGCCCTCATAACGTATAGCCAGCAAAACGGGTAAAAGTATCGGGGTTGGTGAGAAATTTTTTGGATATTGAACTTTCAGGGTGAAACTTTATTCATATTTAGATAAATCGTCTTCAACTTGTATCTGGTCGAGACGCTTATTAATTATTTCTATATACTCTTTTTCGGTCTCGAATCCAATCCACTTGCGATTATTTAATTCACAAGCTACTGCTGTTGTTCCGCTGCCTAAACAGTTATCAAGTACCGTATCACCTTCGTTGGTGTAAGTCTTGATAAGGTATTCAAATAATTCAACTGGTTTCTGTGTCGGATGCAAACCTGTATCATTTTTAAACTCCAAAAGGCTGTTCGGATAACCTGTTTTTGTTTGTTTGTATGAGTCTTTCAATCCTGGTCTATCACCGCCATAATTAGCTCTCATTGTTTTGTTGTTTTTTACTGTTTTATCTATTTCCAATAGACCTTGTGGAAAGTACCTCATTTTGTTTTTGGAATTTGTAGGAATTCCGCCTTTACTGAAAACTAAAACATTTTCGTGCTTCTTCATCGGTTTGTTTTTTGCGTCAAACGCCCCCCCAACTATACTTTTAATCCATATCCACTCATATTTAAAAAGTTCTATTTTGCTATTAACCAACTGACTTGTAAAAGGTTGAGAAGCTGTTAAGACTATTGCTCCGTTGTCTTTTATGATGCGTTCGTATTGCTCCCAAAGCGGTTCAAAGGGGATTATAGTATCCCACTTACAAGCGGTCGTTCCATATGGTAAATCACACAAAATCATATCCACGCTCCCGGCGGGAATTAATTTCATACCCTCTAGACAATCCATTTGATATGCTCTATTTAACTCTAAACTTCCCAATAACTCTTTCCCCACTTAATCACTCCTGTATTTGTTTAATTTACTTTTTAAGACTACTTTCACGATTTTCATAATGGTCTTTATAACATTCCATCATATCTTCAAACACCGTATATTCATCCGTGCATTCTGAACAAATACATAGGTCAAAACTACTATCATTATAATCTCCTATACTAACTCTCCTTCACCCTCATAGTTCAAGAAACTACTTATCTATTAAACTGCAAATTATTTACTGTTTTACCTTGTTAGGTGCATACCCAATTTTTTTCGCCGGTTGCGATATTGACCGTAAATTGTCCCGGCGTTTTCCCTTTTACAAAATCGTTATAACGGTTCCTTCGCTCTTTATTTCGCGCCCTGGCCGCCCTATCAACGAACTTTTCCTCGTATGAAGATCGTTTTCTTCGCGTCGGAACTTTATAATTTCGACCATCTGCACCATACTCTTCTGCGAGCTTTTCGGATGCCTCCGACTTGATGCGCTCTTCTCGCTGCGTTTCACTCATGATCGGGTACTCTTCGCGAGCCATTTTATCCGGGTGTGGGTTCGTTATCTCTTCGTAGATTACAAGATTCGCCATACGTTCAAGCGCGATAGAATCCGGATGCTCTCCAACTGCATCAAAATAAGCGTCGGACAGCGCGGTAATTTCCTCAATACGTTGGATCCGGTCAAGCTCTCCGGCTTTTGTTCGTTGTTGTAATTCCGTGATCATTTCGTGTAGTAGCGCCTTATCCATTAATTCGTCCTCCCGTCGAGTATCCTTCGTTATGTCCCGCCCAATAGTAGTAAATATCCGCGATCTTATCCGCAGCAGCATCGATATGTTTAAACACGGCATCCTGCCCGATCCCCATTCGTTTCCCTGCCTCTACTTGCGTCAGGTCTTCGAAATACACGAGCCGGATAGCTTCGCGCTGCCTGTCGGTCAGATCCGCAAGCTCAATCGCTTTGTGCAGATCGAGCAGCACTTCGGCAGCTTCGTATTCTCCGAGTCGTTTGCGGCTGACGAACTTCGGATAATCGGAGAGCAACATTTTGACGCCCTCCGCATTGTCTAGCGCATATGTCGTTTCAAATTCGCGATCCTTTCGGTGTAGGTCGATTTTGACTGATCCGATAACAACCGCCTCCTTTTTCGTTAATAACTTCGTTAACAATCCGCGCAACTCTGTTGACTATCGGTAACTAATCCGGCTATACTGAACGTAAATACTTTCGTAAGGAGATTCGATATGGCTCTTACGTGGATATCCAACGACTTTGAGCGCAACCTCAAAGCGTATATAACAATCGAAAAGCATCGACGTTTATTTATTTCGGCTGGTGCCCGGCGAATCATCGGATTACCTGCGGACGGACCGTTTTATCTTACGGTTGCATATGACGCAGAAGCAAACCGCATTGTGGTCGGAAAGCCCGAACTCGTTAATCAGCCGGACGTCAAGCCGTTTAAGTTCGATAAGCGCGGCAACGTGTCGGCTAGGCCGTTCTTACGCAAGGTCGGCATTGATGTCGATAAGCTTCCGCAACGCTATTATTTGATCGGGGATGGCGAGGCGTCTAAACAACCGTACCTGGCCTATCCGAAGCACACGTATGCGTTTCAGTTAGACGAGTAGCTGTTCCGCAAGCGCTCGCCCTACATACCACGCAACACGAGAAGCGATTCCGTTTCCAACGATCCGATACTGCGCCGATAAGGAAATATCGTCTGGCAGGACGTAAGTATCTGGCGCAGATTGGATTCGGAGACATTCGCGAACGGTGAAACGGCGCGGCGCTTTGCCCGGCTCTATCGGATGTAGATGACATGTAGCTTTCGCCATTATCGACGCAGTTACAGTTAATGCGGGCTCATCTTCCGACAATCGGCGTAGGTACGTCGTTTGACCCCCTCCGCTATAATAAGCACCTTTCATAAAGGCTTTCTGCTCTTCAACAGGAAGGTTTCGCCAGTTTCCACCATCCGGAATTTTGTGCGCATAGGGTTTTTCGTCATTTCTTAGTCCGTAACCTTCGTTATTCGCTTCCGGCAAATCGCCGATAACATCCCGCAGGACCCGCGTTTGATAATCGCCTTCTAACGGCTTCGGAAACTCGAAAGTGATTCCGAGGTCTTTTCGTATTCCAACGATGAACACGCGCTCTCGCTTCTGGGCTACTCCGTAATGCCACGCGTTTATAACCTGCCAACTAATCTCGTAACCTATTTCGTTAAACTTCTCGATAAGCGCATCGAATGTAGGACGATGGCGCTTCGTTATCAATCCTTTTACGTTTTCGAATACGAAGGCTTTCGGTTGCTTAGCCGCAATAATTTCGAGGTAACGCCATACTAACTTACCGCGCTCACCGTCAGCGCCAGCGCCTTTGCCTGCGACCGAGAAGTCCTGACATGGGGGACCGCCGAATATAACGTCTGTGTTCGGTAGGTCATTGATATCTACCGCGTTTATATCCGCCTGTTCAACATGATCACCGAAGTTGTGTCGGTATGCTTTAACGGCGTTCTTATCGAAGTCAAGCGCCTTCACAATGTCGAAGCCAGCCGCTTTAAAGCCGATTGCGCCGAGTCCGCCCCCGCAAAAAAGTTCGAGTACCGTAAGTCCGTTTGCCGGCTGTTGCGGCGTTAAGTTAAAGTCGCCCATATATTCGCTCCTTTCGGTTAGTGGTCCGGGATGAATTTCCGCGTGATCTAATCGATTGGTACATACCGTACGCGCAGGCTTATTCCAATCCGCAACATATGCGCGTTGGTTGTACATTCCGTCCTTTAGTTTCACGGTAGTCGACTTCGTTTGTATGTGATTCGGAATATTCGTCACTTCAACACCTCCGCCATAATCGCGTCCAGCTTTGCATATAACTCCTCCGTCTCGCCTACGTTCTCAATTTCGTAATCAACTTCGAAACTATCGACGGCAATCTCAGTCGGATGTTCTAAGTCGGCAATCTCGAATTGATCGCCGGCTTTTTTTGCGCGTTCAATACGGAGATCAACCGGTGCTGTTATGCGGATAAATACGAAGCCTTCGTCCTTCAGCCGCTGATATTCGTTAGGCTGGCGGCAGTCATCGATGATCACGCGATTCTTTAGCGCCGTATTGCCGCAGTCGCAAGGATGGCGGTCGAGATAGGCGGCCACTTTCGGCATGAGAGCGTCGATCCATACGTCCTCTCCGAAAGCTTCTCGCGCCCACTGACCGAACTTTTGATAATGCGCGCGTGGTTTCGGCGTTCGCGGAACGTTAGGGAATGCGCGGTGAAATGCGTCCTTTAGTTCGTCGCCGAATGCGAACGGCTGGAAATCGTAGTGAAGCGAAATGTACGATGCGGCCAGCGACTTGCCTGCGCGAAGTGGCGCGGTGAGGGCGATTTTCATCGGCACTCCCTCATTGCGTTAAGAAGCGCGGCAACCTCTTCGGCAGTGAACAAGCGCGTATCTGAGTCGGATTCGAGGTTCGCCACCTCTCCGTCCGTTTCCTTTGCGGCATATTTCAGCGCCTCCAATTCTTCGCCGTGCCTCCGGTTGTCTTTGTGAAGCGTGTCTATTTCGTCTTGTAGACGCTTAACTTCTTCGTATAGAAAATCGGCCGCATCCTCGTTTGTAGCATAATCGTGTACGATTCTATCCTCTAGCTTAGCGATATCGTGACGAATGTCCGAAACTGAATTCCGCAACTCTGCAATCCTTCCCGGTCCCATTTCGTACCAGCCGAGCTCTTCCTTGATTCGTTTATTCTCGCGTTCCAACTCCGCAACACGCGTCGCTAGGTTAGCGACTACGTCGAATAAGTCGGATGGCTGTGGTTCTTCTTCGGATGATTCTAACGGGACGAGGACGCGATAACATCCGTGAGAAAATCCGCATGTAGTTTCTCCGTCTGAATCTTCGTATTCGATTACGTCGATCATGCCAACGCCCACATCAGTGACCTCCGTTACCGTTCCCTCTGATTTACCTTCGTTCATATGAATAACCTTCTCGCCTACTTCCGCCTTGCGATCGACCATTTCGTAGCGCTCCGTACCGTCAGGGCCGTCAATGTGGACGATGTTGGTCGGTTCGAGTACGCGGTATTCTCCGCGATATATAAGTCCGCCAGTGTTCATATCGGATGCAGCTCCGTCACTTCCCACGTAACCCGATCCAGGAGGAACTTCGCGATCTACCGTAAAAATATCGCCGTTCTTGTAAATATCATCCGGATACTTTTTGTCAACGATAACAATCTTATCGCCCACCTCCGCCTTCCTGTCGACCTCTACATACTCGCGTTTGATTCCGCCAAGTGATTCGTCAGTCAATACGTGGATATTTTCGTTAGTTTCCGTCATAATATCGTCCTCCCTTTTATTCTCCGTAAATTACGTCATTTCTGACGTTAATCAGCGCCGCCTTACAGCACTTTGTCCTATATCTATGCGGAGTTACCGAAACTTTCTTTGTCGTAGTAAACTCTGACCTGCCGCATTTTGCGCAATTAAAGCGAACGATAGGTCCGTAGACTTCGGAGGTATTTGTGGGATTTACGTTATGCTTTCGTAACTCGTTCTCAAACGCAGGGTCTCCGTCCCGATGTGGTTTTCCTAATTCGAAAAGCGCATAGTGAATTAGTTCGTGCCGGAGGGTGTCGAAAACGGCCGTCTTGCCTCCGTAATCTAGTAAGATTCCGCTGATTTCTATACAGTCAGACTTATCGTCCATTCGAATAAACTGTCCTAACGTCCTTTTAAGCCGATTATTCCTCCGTATCGGGATTCGCAGCTCCATGTTGTAGTTTTCCGAAAGAAATCTGCGAGCTTCTTCGATTACATCCTCGATAGCTACTCCTGCCAAACGAACCACCTCCCGTTTATTTACGTTTTACACAATCCGCAAATACTTGTCGTGATTTTGGTTCCGGTATATCTAGCGCCATCTGGCCGGCTTTTGCGAGTTCCTCCGCCATCCGTAGAAATTTCTCGGCGAACTCTCTATCCGTTGTGATGAGATTCCCAACGCGGTAAGCGTCTAATTCCGGAACATATTCGATTTTCATTTGATCACCCGCAATTCTACCGACTGCCGTCCGAACTGTACCGCGTCGGCTTCGTCCGCGACCAATAGATCGAGCCGTGCGCCTTTAATCGCGCCGCCTGTGTCGATCGCCTTCGCCCGAAAGCTAGAACCGTCAGCGAGCCGGACTTCAACCGTAGAGCCTAGCGCTATCACAGACGGATCGACCGCTATGACGCGCGCTCCTTCATAATAGATCGAATGGCTGACGTCGACTCCCGTTTTGGTGATGCCGGTACAGCCTTCCGCACAAAAGGCGGTATAAGCCGTCATGGTAAAAGTCCGCCATGCTGACGTTTTAGTTGCGGTCGGAGCAGGTTTCTTTTTCGTCTTCTTCAGCGCCTTGATTTCGTCCTCAAGCGCCTGTATCTGCGCGTCCTTTTTCGTTATCTCTTTCGTTAATTCTTCGTTGCGCGATTCAGCCGATTGGATGGCGGCCTGCTCTGACGTTATCCTTGGCGGTTCTGGCGGCTGATCTGCCGGACAGTGGCCGGAGAATAGCTGCGCTGTTAGCGTGAAATTCGTTAGGATTCCGATGCTTACACCTCCTCGAAAAACTGAGCCGTCCACGGCTCTACATTAACGACTTCCTGACGCAGGGCTTCCGCTAGATCAGCGATCTCCTTTTGCGCTCCTTTGCCCGGCTTCCGTTTCGAATAGAATTCGAGTAACGACCGTAGATTCGCAGTCATTACGAGATTAGTTGCGGCTGCGTTCGGTAGGACGGCGCGAGCATCTTCTGGTGGAACTCCTGCTTCCCGGAGCTTATCGTATGTTTGTTGAGCGATCGCCATAGCTTCCGCAAATATTTCCGGTGAAGGGCGGTCTTCCATCGGTGCTCCGTATACAAAATCGTACATGTCCGCAGTTTTATCTTCGGTTACTGTCGTAGGGACAACGTAATCGAACCCGCCGATCTTATCATCGCTCCCCATCCGTACATACCGCTGTGACTGAACGCTGAAGCTAAAACCGACGCGATGCCGTGTAAGTTGCGCCAATAACGCCCGGCTGACGCCTTCAATCGCAAAGGTGAACGATATATGCTCAAGCGTCGACGTGTGGCCGGAACGTACGATCATTCGGAATAGGCGGTCGGCATCCGTTCCTGCGCCACCATCTGACGCTTTGGAGCCGAAATACTTGGCGCCCTCCTTTGCGACAATTTCGGACGATTTGTTCGGAGAGTAGCACGTTCTGATTGCGGTTAGGGCGACCGCTTGGCCGTCGGTTGGGTGCAGATCGTCCAAGGTGTTCGTAAAATATTCGCCAGATTCATCGTATTTTCTGTAATCGAGAGTTTGTTTGAATTCGTCGCTTAATTGCGTATGTGCGATCAGCTGTACGTTCATTTTGGTTTCCGCCATTTATTCGTCCTCCTTCGCTAGACTTTCGAAAACTCTTCGGTATTGTTCGTTAATAGATTGCGTAACTATGTCCCGCGCCTTCTCTTTCGTAGTGATCCGAAAGGTACAATCGTCTTTTCCGTACAACCCGTGAGTGATAACATAATCGCGAAACAGTTCGTTCATATATTCGAGATCGCCCGCGCCGTAGAATTTTCCGTTAATGAAACATGCGTATGTTTGCGGCATTATATCAGCTCCTTTCCGATCGGCTCTCCGAAATATTCCGGATGTGGATTCGCCGCGTATCCTTCTTTATCACTCGTACCGTCCTGCCGCGCATGATTCTCCGCATTCTTCGCCATATAAACCTCGTAGATACTTTCCGGAGTAAGGCCTACGATTCGCGACAAAGAAAGCAAGAAGTGCCACATATCGATGACCTCGCCTTGTAACGCCTGCTGATCGATCTCCTTCGGATTTTTCCACCACTTCCAGTTAACTTCGCGCCTGATCTCGTCAATCTCCGATTCCATAGCGAGAGTAATTCCGACCACCCATTCGTCAGTTGTCTTATCGATACTGCGCTCAGAGATAATCCGGTTATCTAACGCCGCCTGCATCTCGAAAATTTCGTTTAGTTTATCCTTCATTCGAAAACCTCCTCGTTAATAGTTTCGTATATACTTTCGTTAATGGACGCTTACTCGAAATAGAAATCGTCATCCTGAAGCGCCTCGACCGTAGCTTTTTTGTAAGAATTTCCCTTTTGACTGAAGAAGTCGTGGGACTTTGTTTTTGTACTTAATCCGTTCATTACAATCGGGTTCGGTGTTTCATCGACAAAGTACGAATCGAATCCGAGGTTCATCAACGCCTTGTTTCCGTTGTATCGCACGAACTTTTTGACGTCGTGAGTCAGTCCGACCTGATCGTAAAGGTCTTCTGTGTAGGCGATCTCGTTTTCGTAAAGTTCCGCAAGCAATTCGACGGCAAAGTCGCGCAGTTCGATCTGGACGTCTGGTGACTGACGGTTGTAAATTTCTTGCGCGAGTAAGCCGACGTATACGCCGTGGATCGCCTCGTCTCGAATAATTAACGAGATAATCTCGCCTGAGTTCGTCAATTTTCCCAGACCGGCAAAATATAACGGATAATAAAAGCCGCTATAGAACAGGAAGCTTTCGAGATAGACCGACGCAACCATTGCCTTGTATAACGAAACGTCATCGCCGGGCTTGACCGCGTTATACAGTCCGCCAATGATTGCGGCCTTCCGCTGTAGGTATCGATTCGTCTTCACCCATTCGAACAGTCCCGTTATTTTCTCCGTAGGCGCAAGCGTCATGAAGATGTTCGAATAGGATTTCGCATGGACTGCGTTTTCCATCATCGCCATGAAATTCAGGACGGCTTTACGTTGGTGTCCGGATACCTGGGCGGCAATTAACGGCATACCTTCGTTTCCTTGCTCCGTGTCGAGTAGCGTCAGCCCCGCGAGAACTTTCATATACGTATCCTGTTCGTTGGCTCCGAGATACTTCCACGTTAGAAGGTCGCCGTTTAGCGAAATCTCTTCCGGCAACCAAAACTGCTTAACGTTCTGTTCGTAAAACATCTGCGTGAATCCGTCGTCGTGTTGCGACCAGTTGGCCGCTGTATATTGCGTCAATTATTCGTCCTCCTTTTCGTTTAAACTACGCATGATAAACAACCCTCCGCAGTCGTATCCTTTGTCCGCGCGTAGTACAACGTCTTGATTCCTTTGTGATGAGCGTATAAATCAATCCGGTTCAGATCGCGCGTCGTCATCGTATCTTTTAAGAACAGCGTAAATGAGATGCCCTGATCGACGTGCTGCTGGATCGTTGCGATCATATCGACGACCTTAAACATATCCATGTCGTACGCTTCCTTATAAAAGAACCAATTCTGAGGCGATAGCCCCGGCATCGGATAATACGTCTTGGAATTTCCGTATGTCCGTTCCTCGATGCGCTCCATAATCGGCATGACCGACGCCGTAGCCGACTGCACATACGAAATAGATCCCGTCGGTGCGATCGCTAGTCTATACGAATGGTAGAGTCCGTATTTTCGTACGTTATCCTCCAGCCGAACCCAATCGATGCGTTCCGGAATTTCAACGCCTTCAAAAAGCTTCGCGACCTTCTCCGTTTTAGGACGGAACTCTCCTACAACGTACTTATCGAAGTAGCTGCCATCCGCATACGTTGATCCTTCGAATCCCTCGAACGTGCTTCCGGTTTCCTTCGCAAGCTCCATCGACCGCACCAGCGACCAATAATTAACGAGCGCAAAGAATACGTTAGCGAAGTCCCGCGCTTCCTCCGATTCATAAGCGATCCCATTCTGCGCAAGATATCCGTGTAGATTCATCGCTCCGAGTCCGATCGAACGCATCTGACGGTTAGCCTTCGCGACTGCCGGCGCGTTCTTGATATTCGTCGATTCTGATACGACAGTCAGCGCATCGACTGCGAGCTTAACCGTTTGCTCGATCGACTTGTTCGCCATGACGTTCGCAATGTTCAGCGATCCAAGATTGCACGAAATATCGAGACCGATTGCGTCTTCTTCGCCATAGTCGGTGTATTCGGACACTCGCGATGCCTGAAGCACCTCACTACAGAGATTCGAAAATTTAACCTTTGAAATGTGATTCAGCGCATGAGCCGCGTTGACGTTATCTTCGAACATGATGTACGGATATCCCGATTCGGACCGCAGAATCGCGAGCTTTTCGAGTAACTGACGAGGATTAACCTTGTCTTTTCGTACGTTCGGATTCTCGACGAGCTTATCGTACATTTCTCCGATATCCATTTCGTCAAGATGTTCGCCGTATTCCTTATAGACCGTATGTGGATAGAAAACATATGCGTCCCGGTCTTCGCGAGCCAGTTCGATGAATTTATCAGGAATGACAACTCCGATCGATAGCGTCTTGACCCTGACGTCTTCATCTGCGCTTATTTTCTTCGTATCCAGGAACGCGTCAATATCCGCATGGAATACGTTGAGATACGCTGCGCCGGCTCCCTGCCGCTGTCCCATCTGATCCGCATACCTGAACGCATTATCGAGCAGCTTCATGACGCCGACAACGCCCTTCGTCGAATTCTCAACGCCTTTAATCGACTCACCTTTCGCCCTGATTTTCGATAGTGACAACGACACGCCTCCGCCAAGTTTCGAAAGCTGCATCGCCATGTCGACCGCGCGACTGATATCGTTTAGGGAATCGTTCACTTCGAGAAGGAAGCACGATACTAATTCGCCACGTCGCTTCCGCCCGGCATTCAAGAACGTCGGTGTGGCTGGTTGATATTCCTGCCGGATCATCATTTCCGCAAACTCGATCGCCTTGGCTGCGTTGCCTTTCGCGAAGAATAGCGCACAGATGGCGATGCGGTCTTCGTAGCGTTCGAGGATCTTCTTCTTATCGTTCGTCTTGAGCGCATAGTCGTTATAGAACTTAAACGCACTCATGAACGAAGGGAAACGGAACTTTTTCGCATAAGCCGCCTTGTAGACCGCTTTGATTTCGTCGAACGTATAAGGTTCGAAGACCTCGCGTTCGTAATAATCGTTCTCGATCAGATAGTCGAGCTTTTCGCGCAGATCGTGGAAAAATACCGTATTCTGATTCACGTAATCTATGAAATAACTGCGGACGGCTTCGGCATCCTTTTCGAATTGAAAGCCGCCGTTTTTCCGTATCATAATTTCGTTATTAAGTTCGATATACTTCGCGTGCTTATTCGTCAATAGCTCTCACCCTTTCCGTAAATATCCGTATATCTTCCGCCGTGCCCGCCAGCTCGAACTTGTGAACGATCGGCACTCCGTATTCTTCCGCAATCAGATCCGCCGCCTTTGCGAAGTTACCGCCCCAGTTGCGATTGCCTGACGCAGCCACGCCCGCCATTAAATCGCCATTGTCCGCGAGGAAATCCCAAACGGTGCCGGCGACCTGGCCGAATCCGTAAGTTCCCGTTACCAATACGAACGGCTCCGTTAGCATCATATCCGCCTTGATTTCGACCGCAGGCAGGCCGGTCTTGGCTACGAATCGGCGAACGTTTCCGGCCAGCGAGTAGTAGGCGATTAGCATAACGACGCCACCAGCACTCCGATAGGAATCGCGTACATAATCAAAACGGCTGTCTTTGCGATCTTCTCCGCGGTAGTTTTCGCCTCAATCGGCAGCGCCATCACCGTAAAGAATAGTAGGCACGCTATCGCAACGTATGTCATTCGATCGACTCCTTCCGTTTTAGTTCCGCCTCTATTTCGTCTTTTTGCGCCAGAATCCGGTCACGTTCGATTTCAAGTTCGGTTTTCTTCCGCTCATGGCGACTAATTGCGTAATCAACATCGGTAAGTTGTTCGTCAAGCCATCGCAAAGACTGCCGTAACTGTGCGGCCGGGACGCCGTAGCATTCGTAGGTCATTGCGTTTCCTCCTCTACGTCCTTTTGAGCGTGTTTATATTTGCGATAGGCGTCACGCAGTCGGTTAGCGCTGTCGCAGATAATTAGCGCCACTATGAATACTGCTACGGTACTTACTCCGACTTGAATAATTACGCCTATAACCGGAATCGCAAGCAGTACCTTAACGACAAAATAACCGGTAAAGCCGCCTGCGAAACTTAGCCCGAATAGCGCAACGATCGTTAGGGCTTCGATAAGTCGCTGCTTAAACATCTGATCACTTACCTCCGATCGTGTCGAGGATTTCCTTAATCGCGTAGTATTCCGGGTTGATTAGCGCTTTGATTCCTTCGGTGATCGCATAAATACCGAATCCTCCCGGAGTAACCACTAAAAAACCGACAGCAAGCACCACGAAAAACCATTCGCAATCCCAACTACAATAGCGCTTCTCATGCGATTTTACAGTCACCTTCGTAATTATGACTCCCGCAATAACTGCGATCATTAGAAAAACGAACCCGATAATCGAATCAGTCACACCGGTTGCGAATGCCTGCTTTACGAGAACTCCGTATACATGATCGGCCGCGACTCCGAGCTTTGCCGCCAGCTTATCGATATACTCCATCGCTTTATCCATTCGAATCACTCCTTCGGTTTATCTATTACGCCAACATGAATCAGCCACGCAAGTCCGATCGCAGCCGAATCACTCTCGTCGAAATTAGCAAACTCGCCGGTATATCCGGTCATGCGCCGAACCGCCGCCTCAACTTCGTCCTTTTCTGCGTTGCCTGATCCGGCAACCAACGACTTAACACGCGTTGCTGATATTCCTAGTTGCGGTTTCTTTGCAGTCGGAGTCTTCCAATACTTATCGAACGATAACCCGAATCGTGACGCTGCTCTCTCACACGCATTCCACGCCGCCAGAACCGGATAGTTCGAGGTCGACGTTTTGCCCGCGAAGTCCTCCCGCACCACATAGTCGAATCCGTCACGCGGACAGTTTTTATCGAGAAACATCATCGCCCACCCTTCGATAACTTCGGCTCGATGCGCATGGGACCGGCTAGGGTTTGGCTTGACGTGCGACAGCGCTTTTATCGTAGGCTTTCGATTACGTACCTCGATGATTGCGACGCCAGGGCAGGTCATAGACGTGTCGAACGCGAGGATCCGGATAGGCTTGGCGCTACTCATGCGCACCACCGACTGAACTCGATATCCTTCGTCTTTAGCGCCTCCGCCGCCAGTTTTTCCGGGTTATCTGCGCCAGTTGCGATTGCCTGTAGCACATCGGCATGGAGAGCGTCCTCCATATTGTGCGCAACCTCATCATCTCCCCCTTCGGCCCATGCACGAATAATTTCAACTGCACCCTTTACGTCATCAACCGTCACTCATTCCGCCTCCCTTTCGCGAACTCTTTCGATAAATTCGAGCGCCTCAACGTACTGCCGTTTCGTAGATTCGTAGACGTTCGATCTCAATACTCGCGACACTTTTGCGCGAAGCTCCGCCAGTTCTTCGTCCGTCAACGACTTCGCAATAGCCGTCTTGTATCCGTTAAACGTCCAGCCGTTCATATCCAACGGTAACGGCTTTCCTTCCTCAACAGATTTGCGGATCTCTACGAATCTATCGAATAGCTGCTCGACGTCTTCCTCCGTAATTTCGATACCGAACGCCCGCATGTCCGGTGACTTTTCGAACTCTCCTTCCGGATACACCCACGACTTTTTAGCCGCGTTCACGTAGAGGATGACGTAAAGGTCGACGCCGTACATCGGACCGTAGGCGACGCATTGCTTGACGTGCTTTTCTTCCGGCTGCCGCATCGAATGGAGGGACGTCTTTGCAGCGGTAGTCTGCTTCGATTTAATCTCGAGGCCGACGCGCATCACTTCGCCGTCTTCCGTTACGTAGCGCATGATGCCGTCGCACGTTCCGTAAAGGTTGAACGAGTATCCGCGATGTGTGACCGGATGATTCCTTTTCGCGAAATCCTCGAACATCGGCGTGCCATCTTCGTTCTTTTCGAAGCTGAACGGACAGGGGCGGCCGGTCTTCTTCTCGAAATGTTTTTCCATAAAGAGAATATCGCGCTGGATCACATCGCCAATCGCCGTACCGATGCGAGTCCATCGCCCTTGATACGGAGGCTTTTTCGTTTCGTCTCTCGGAGATCCGATCGCCTTGTGATAAAGCTCGCGAGGGCAAGCGTTAGCAGATGACGGCGAGAAATACGGCTTCTTCGAAAAGACTTTCGGAGCATTGGCGTACCATTTATGAATCTGCGCGTCCAGTGCGTTATCCCACGTCTCCGGCAGCGAGTGCCATTCGTTCAGATATTCGACCAGTTCGTCCGCAATCTGCTGCGCGTATGTGGTCGGTTCTTTTATGTGTGCCCGCAGTGAATTTGCGGCTGATCTTCCGTTTGTGTTCGTCAATTAATCGTCTCCCTTCGTTTTAAACCACTCTTCCACGGGAACTCCTTCGCCCCATCTTCGCATTACTTCGATGTCTGTTCCGTTAGGCACAACGTCTCCCCAACGATAGGAATTAAGCATGATGTAGCGAATGTCTTGCGCTTCCTCCCACGTAAAATCCTCCGGAACTTCGAATATCAATTCGTCATGTACCGTTGACCACAGCGCCCAGCCCGGTTTGTTAGCGCAATATTCATGAGCCTTAATCATCGTGACCTTCGTTTGTATAGACGACGATCCTTGAACGCGGGCATTTGTCGCCTGCCTCAAAGCACGATTGATCCGCGAGTTATGTTTCCTGGCGTCCTCATATTTCGGATCATTCCATTTTCCGTACGGGATGTTTTTGCGGGGTAATTTCGCGTCAGGCAGACGACGTTTTCGCGCTCTTAGGTCAGCCCAAACATAGCCGTTCTTCCGCACAAATTCCTCGTTTTCTTTCAGCCAAGCCGATAACTTCGGCATACTTCCGAATAGCTCACCCTTGAACTTTGTCGCCTCTTTTTTATTAACGCCTAGCATATCCGCAAGAGAATAGTCACTCATCCCATAAAGTGTCGCTAACCACACGACCTTCATTTGCTTACGCTCCTTAGTGTCTGAGCCATCGGCGTTTTTATAGACTTCCTCGTACGGACGCTTATAGAAGTTTGATGCCATCATAGCGTAAGGATCGCGCTCCTCTAAAAACGCGTTTATCAGTACCGGCTCTCCGGATAAATAAGCCACACACCGAATCTCCTGCGCTTTAAAGTCGGCACCCAGCAACACTTTTCCGGGAGGAGGGCTAAACATCGGTCGGGCTTCTTGAGGCTGATTCTGTACGTTAAAGCCTTGATCTGTTTTATCCTCATCATCCTTGCCGGAGCTGAATCTTCCCGTTACGGTTCCCATCGGATTAAAGCGCGAATGCCAACGCTTAGTTGTCGGATTTTGCTTCAATGGCAGAGTTTCAATGTAGGTACCGGAGAGCTTCGTAATTTTCTTGTACTCCAACAACTTTGCAATGACTTCGTGGTCGCCTTTTAGCGGCTTTAATGTTTTCTTTGCGTCCATGTTCGGAAGCTCTTTGCCGATCGCCTTCGAAAGTGCAGGGCGCATCTGTTGGGTTGAGTTTAAATTTAACGGACCGTCGCCTTCATGGAACGGAGTCAGCTCCGTAACTAATTCCGACCGCAACTCTTCCGCACGCTTATGCAGTTTTTCTCCGTATTCCTTTGCGAAATCCAAGTCGAGGATATATCCGTTAGCTTCTAAGTCGACAATTACGTACAGCAATGGAATTTCAACGGTTTGGTAATACTCCAAAATCGTAGGCATTTTTTCCATGTGTTGACGTTGAAATTTGTACAGCTTCCACGTTAATTCCGTATCTTTAGCTGCGTAAACTAGCGCGATGTCTAATGGCACTTCTTTGAATTGCGCGTCCCGACCAAACAAAGCGTCGAACGTATCTGCCGGTGTTTTTAGATATTTTGGCGCCAAGTCTTTTAATTTAAATGATCCGGCACCGCCCAATGTGCGATCCTCTTCGTTTTCATTTAGCATGTGCATCGCAGTCATCGTATCCCAAACGACGCCTTTCAGATCGAATCCATGTCGGCGGACCATCGCAATATCGAATATCGCGTTGTGCAGGACTTTTCCGATCGACTCATCGTTAAATACCGGCGCCAATCCTTCAAGCACGTATTCGCGACTCAGTTGCTCGCAATCTACGTGATCAACCGGTATATAAACGTGCCAGTCAGCGCTCGGAAGCGTGAGCGAAAGCCCGACGATAACATCCGTATAAACATCAACGCCGGTCGTTTCGGTATCAACCGCGATAATTTTTTCGTTACTTAACGCCTCAATTAGCGACTGGAACCGGGCTTCAGTCGTTATTAATTCGTAGTTTTCCGGCGTATTCTCGACCATCTTCCGCAAAGTTTCCTCGCGCCGCTGTTCCTGTAGCGTCTTCCATAGCCGCATCGCTTCCGCTTTGCTGAACGCTTTCGGATTTCCGGCCTTGTTCACGCAGTCAGACGGATTCCTAGCGAGCTTGCCCGCTTCCATTGCCGCCTTGACTTCGTTTAATCGTTGGCGGTCAGTCTCCGATAGCTTGCTCGCGAATATGCGGCGCCAGCTCTCCTCGATCGGTTCCGCCGTTTTCGCCTTCTTTTTCCGCTTGGCTGTTTCGGCAACTTTTTCGTTTTTAACTTCGTCATTTTTAGGGGTCAAAGCGCTCAAATTCAACCGTAGATTGCCGAGTTCCATTCGCATCCTCCTTTCTCGCGTGATGGGTTCGGACTACTTTTCGTCTTTGTCTACCGCGACCGCGATGCCGAACAAAATAATCGCTAATGCCGCAATAGGAAGCGTGCTTAACGGCTCTTTATCGATGTTCAATCCCGCTGAGAACGCTACTCCTACTCCGCAAATATACGTTAAGATTCGTTCAGTGTTCCGACTCATAAATCGACCTCCTCCGTCCATTTCCGTCTGTATTCCGCCTCATTATCCGCGTACCAATCCGACCAGCAAGCGTCGTCGCAAAAGTACCGGTCGAAGAGCGAATCGTATGTTGCGGATCGCCCTTCGTTCAATACCCGGTTACATGCGGCGCAGATGGCGGCAGGTTTTACGGACACTTATTCGTCGTCCTTTCGGTCGAACCGCGCTTCGGCCGGCGTAATGAGCTTTAGCCGATCGATAGGCACAGTATATCTCTTGACATAGCCGTAATTATCCAACGCCTCGATTACTATAGCACGTTCGCTCCTTCTTCTAACGACCTCTCCGAACCCGCTAGTCTCGAACCAAACCGGATCATCATACGCAACAATATCGCCTTTTTTATACTCGTCAACCTCACGTCCGATTGCGGCCCATCTCTTACGCTCTTCCTCTTCGGCCTGCTTTCGTTTTGCTTCGGCAACTTCTTCGTCAGTTGCGCGGACGAGCTCTCGTTTCGGAACGTATTGCGTTTTACCGTCGATAATTCTACGGGCAAACTTGCTACTTATGGTACCTCTGTCTTCGCTGATCTCTACGATATCTTCATCGTTAAACGCGGCGTTAACCACCTTCGCATAATCACCGACTTTTAGCCGTTCAGGCTTCGGATCGGCCTCGGCGCTTGCGACGCTGACTTTGCGGTAGACTTCGAATACTTCGCCGTAGGTATCAAAACCGTCTCCTTCGTCATCAACGATGATCGGATCCCCGCAATCATCCACGCGATAAATCTCGTAATACTTCCCGGCGGTTAGATATCCGCATGGAGCTTCGTCAAACTTAACGTAATCGCCCGCTTTCGCCTCGCTCTTGGCAATCCGTACGTACTTCGGTACAGCTTCGATTTTTAGCGCAGCGAAGTCGGATTTTAGTGCTTCGATATCCTTTTCGTTTGTGCTTACGCGATCTTCTAATGACGGTTGAGATGCGCTGACTTTGCGGAATAGCACATAGCTTTCGTCATAGTTACTGTCAACCTCATCAATATCATCGACAATCATCGGATCTTTAGCGATAATTCCTACGGATAAATAAAACTCCCCTTTTGTAGCATCACACCAACTGCCGTCCGTAATTAGCACCAGATCACCTTTTTGCGCGCCGCCTTCCACACGCTCATACTCCGCGCCTTCATATGAAACCTTCGTAATTTCACCGTTCACCATATCGAGAGTCTTAACGCCTTCTAATTTCGCCATCAAACCGCCTCCGCTTCGTTATTTTCCGCAAAATCTTCCCGCATGAAATTCAGATCCATTTCGACCCAACGCTTGCCTTCCCGTTCTGACGGCCCCCAATAGTCCGTAATGCCGCGGTTGTCGAACATCCAGACGCGAGGGAAATCGCCCTCACCGATCAGCACGCCGATGAAGAAGTCGACGTCTTCTGGCGTATATGGCCGGCCGTCTCCTTTTCGGCCTTCTACCGTTAAGAAACCGCGATCTTCTCTACGGTCCCGGATCGTCTTAACCTGGAACGTCTTCCATTCGCCTGTGCCCGGATCTCTTGCGCTGATATCGAACGGTTCTTCCGTCTCCGCTTTTGATACCGCCTGCCACCCGCTAGCCATTAAAGCTGCGCGGGCGATCAGTTCGGAATATTTGCCGATAGTTTCCTTGAGATGCGCCATCACTTCGCCTCCAATAACTTGTATAGTCTCGCCGTTTCTAAAAGTAGCGCGCCACATGTTACCTGAGTAATTCCTAAAACAAAATCACCCGAGATGATTCGTACGCCTGCTAAAACGAAAAATATTATCGCGAGAGCAATTCGAGATTGGTACATTCAAGCGTCCTCCTTCGTTTTACTAAAACGGCAGATCTCCGTCGTTTATTTCTTCGTCATCTTTTTCGTTAGTCGATCCGGCACCGAGGCTTTTTCCTATAAGGCTGATATCGAATCCTGCTGCGACTAGGTTTTCGATCTGCGTCTTCTCGTCAGCTTCGAACAGTAGGCCGTCGAACAACTTCATATCGAATTCTTTGCCGTCGTATTTGCTGAAGTTCTCGCGTTCCTTATCCGTCAGGTCTTCCTCCATATCGATGAATGGCGTTAAGCTGACCGTCGTTGATGTGCCGGAACCTGTTTTCGAAAGCTCAAACGCAACCTTTCCGAGTTTCTTTTCGAACTTCGTGATAACTGCATAAACGGCCTGCGCTTGCTTTTTCGAAAGGTCGATGATGATTGGATTACCTGTTTCTAAGTCGATGAATCCGAGTGCATAACGTTCTTTGACGCGATACTTGGCGGCTTCTTCCTTGTACTTCTCTTCCGCTTTTGAGTCGCCCTTATCCGCAGCCGCCTTCTTTAAATCCTGATAATACTTCCAAGCGAGGTCCCACGGTGTGTAATCCGCAACCGGAAAGCCTTTATCGTTCATCTTGCTTGGTTTCTCCGCAACGAACGAGTTTACTTTCTTGTAGATACCGTAGCTGTAGAAACGAATAAGGTCTTCGGTACCGAGTACGCGAACCTTAAAGGAAGATCCCGACTTAAAGCTCGTAAATTCCATCCCGTTTCCGCTTCCGCCTTCGTTCGTTGAGTTTAAAGCGTTGAGCGCCGCCGCGCCTTTTTGAAATTGACTCATTCGATTTCCCCCTACGTTTTAATTTTGAGGCTTTTCGCCCTCGCAAAATGCCGGTATCTGCGTCCGAAACGCCGCCAGCGCTAAGCCGTAGCGACGCGACTCTTTTACTTAACGGACACCCCGACATTCTCCGAGCACCGGGCCGCACATTCGCCGCCCTCATTCGCTCTCTTCGCGATTAACTTCGTAAATAAGTCCGCCAATTACAAGCACTGCAATGACGCCAACAATTTCGAAAACCCATACGTCAGACATAGGCGGCGACTCCTCTCGCTGCACGCGTCAGTTCGCGTCTTATTTCGTGCGATTCCGTCGGTAATTCGTCCATACGCATACGCACCGCATTAATTCGGGCCTGCAACGCCAATTTAGTTGATAATGACCGGGCGCGAGACAAACGGTCTTCCAAATGTGCGATTTCTTCTTCGAGTTCATCGCGAAACTTATCGATCCTAGCCACCTCTTCCGTAATTTGTTGCGACATTTTCGTAATTTCTTCCGTAATGAAATTCGTCACTTTACGCCGAATTCGATTGATGCAGCCTTTATTCGGTGGGATTACGGTTTTAACAACGTCTTCATCTACCGCGAGCATGAACGTTGCTCCACGATGGGAATACATCCGAGCATCTTCTCCGTTGTCGTCCGGACCGATGCCGCAGTAAATCGCTTTAGATAACATCTGAGACGCCCATGCTTCCGGCGTTTGCTTGCCGATCTTAAAGCGCTTGGTAATTCGTTTCTTTGCGTGGTGGGATAGCGTTACTTTCATCCGACACGCACCACCTGGATCGAAAGTGGACGGTAGTAGTCCGCCGGATCTTCGTCGACCGGCCATGCGCCTTGATATAAAATTTCGGTAAGTTTGCGCTGATCTAGCGCTGGATACGTATTAAAATCGATAAATTTGGGGATATTCATAGTACGTTCGCCTCCATATTGTTTAGGTGAAACGCACTAGACCGAAAGGTGTGTTCGCATACTGTTCGCTTGTCTTTTGACAACAGATTGTATATGATGAGGATGTAACGAATGCCTTCCGGGCTAGTTACGTATAGAAAATTACGCTGTTAATTGGGATTGGCAGTGTGCCCTGAACCGTTGGATGAACTTACGGTGAGACTCGGGATTTCCTCCAAATCGCTTCGCCAAAAGCGATGAAATTTCCGAATCGTTTGTGCATCCTCGGTTCCAAATTGCCAATATCGTTTTTTTTCGTGGGTCGTCCTGCGCCAACAGGGCGATCTTTTCTTTTAATAAAACCTCGCCTACGACGTTCGCCGAAATGTCTTCAGGTTCCCATACAGTTCCATCCTCACCTTCGAATGAGGTGTCGTATCTGATTCTTCTCTTTTTACCGGTTAAAAAGTCAGCTCTTACACTTCTGATTATTTTTTGAATGAGAGCTTTCTTCTCTCTCCCGTTGTCTCTGAATGCCAACAAAGCTTTTCCGATTCGCCAATAGCATTCTTGCTCAAAAGAAGTGAAATCTGGAATTAGATGAGCGATTCTTTCTGACTCCCTTATGACATATGGAACGGCACCGCTCTCCAAAGCAATTTTAATCCTATTCAATTGTTTTTCTTTCAAATGTTTTTCCTCCTTTGCCCTACACTATATAACACGTAGTTGGCATTTACTTTTGGGACATCGTTTCCGGAATTTTTTCTTATCTTTATTTTTTTGCTAATTATTTAGCTTTTTGTTGACATAAATTAAAGAATATTGTAGAGTATAGACATATCTAAATAAACCCTACAAAAACAGCCTGAAACGTTGGGAGACGTAGCTTAAGGCTTTAATTTGTAGTGTCTAAGAAGCTGAATAAATAGCTTATGAACACAGTTTATTAAAGATTTCTTTAAATGTCAACTTGTTTTTTAAAGATTTCTTTAGTTTGTTTTCATGAGCCATTAAGGATGGTTGATATGATTACGTTTGAAAGAGTTAAAAAACTTTGTAAAGATCGAGGCATAAGCCTCTCAAGACTAGAAGAAAATGTAGGATTCGGAAAAAACTCTATTTATTCATGGAAGCAGAATAACCCTTCGAGTGACAAACTCAAAAAAGTAGCCGACTACTTCAATGTATCTGTTGACTACCTACTTGGCCGTACCGATGATCCGAAAATACAAGGCCAATACGACATAGATACTATAGCCGCTCATCACGATGGTGAAGATTGGACAGAAGAAGAGTTAAGGGAGATCGAACGTTTCAAAGAGTTTGTCCGCTTAAAAAGAAAACAACAGGAGTAGTTGAGATGTACGAAACATTACTTTCGGAGGCTACTCACCTTGGTATAGACACCTATGAAAAACAAATGCCTCATAGACTCAAGGGATTGTACTCAAAAAATGTTATTTTGATTAATAAAAACATGGAAACCTCTTATGAAAAAACTTGTATACTTGCCGAAGAACTTGGTCATTATTATACATCGAGTGGGGATATAGTTGATCAAGATACAATTGAAAAGCGAAGACAAGAAAAAATTGCGAGAACGTGGGCTTACGAAAAGCTAGTCCCTTTGTCCAAAATTGTTCAAGCCCACAAAGAAGCTATAAAAAATAGGTATGAGCTTGCTCAGTACATTGAGATTACAGAAGAATTTTTAGATGACGCCATTAAGCGCTATAAAGAAAAATACGGTGCTACTGTTAACTACGGTGGATACACCATTTGTTTTGAACCACTTGGTGTAATAGAGTGGATTGACAATTCTTTTTAACCTAAAAATCGAACATACATTCTTTTTAAGGAGGTATGGACGACCTGTACGAATGGATCGTCGAAGAATAACCAGTAGTCGGTCGTTGACGGGATTAAGTGTCGCCCGTCAACGCAAGACTTGGCTGTTTAGGTAACTTCAGACGCCAGCTCTTAACGTCCTCCGCACGCTCATACACCGCCTTCAACTCCGCTCTCCCCTTCGCAATCAACAGTTCGTTCGCATCCTTTCCTTCCGTAATATATCCGTGTGCCAGTCCGACTTTCCCGTATAAATAACGCTCGACCTCCGCCCGCAACTTCTCGCCGGCCTTATCGTTATCCGTCACGATGGTTACGTGTTCGATCGGGGACTGGACGATAATGTCCGCCTTTCGTTGGTTGAACGAAGACCCACCGGTCCCGATCGCCGGCACTCCCGCCGTCATCCACGATTGCGCATCGATCTCTGCCTCGCATAAGACAACGCGTGTCAGCCGCCGGTCATACACGACATTCATTCCGTAAACGAGATCCCGTATCGACCAGCCGCCTTTGACGTACCAGAACGCCTTGCCCCGGGTTGACCGATACTTTACGTTAGCGAGCCGTCCGTTAGGCAGCCGCCAGGGCAGCGCAACCGCACCGCCTGCCATTCCGACGCCCATTAACCGCTGGACAGCCGGTATGATTCCGCGCTTGTTTAAATAATCGTTAGGCCCCGCAGCCACGCCGTCGAGAATCGATTCGCTCAACGGTTCGCGATTCTTGGCTAGCTTCAGCTTCGGAAGCCTGAGCGTTAATTTACCGTCCTCTGATTCCGGCGCATACGCATCGATCAGGTATTCGACCGTTTCTTCCTCGGTTTCTTCGCGCAAGAAGGCGAGCAGCTTAACGAAGCCACCCCGCGCATACTCTGCGTCATAATAGCCGCTATCGCCCCAATAGCCGGCCTTTGCGGTCGCCGTGTCTTCGAGATAAACGTAAAAGCTCGGCGTTCGGTCATAACGGAAAGGGCTTGCGGCCAGCAAGCGCTCATCCGTCCAGGTCGGCCGCGTCCAATCGAACTGTTCGAGCTCATAACGTATGTCGACGTCGACCTGACGGCCATTTAACGTTAAAATCGGCACTTTCGTATCACTCCTTTCGTCCTAATTAGGCCGGATTGTTCTATATATTACGCCCTGGTTTTGAAAAATTCCATCGTATTTTGTCGAAAGAACCGCGGTAAATGTTGACAATGTTATCCAACATCATCCATTTCAATTTTATTTACCCAGGCAAACTCTCCGTGATACTTTTTTGCTGCCTCATTGTATGCTTTCGCCGCTTCAATTTCAGTATCAAACTTCCCGAGTTCTATATCTGTTTTATCAACAACAATCCTAGCTCTCCATTTTTGGTCTCTTTTATAGAACCCGACACCTTTGTATTTGCTTACTCTAGTGTGTCTTGGCTTCTGATTTTGTTGGTTTTGAGTCTTAGTACACACCCTTAAATTCCCTCTTCGGTTATCTAGACCGTTTCCATTTTTATGATCCACGATCTTCCCATCTCCAGGTACAAGGCCACAAATGAACCGATGCATATAAACAGCTGTGTACTTATTTACTCCGACCCGTTGGTTCCTAACAGCGTATCCATTTTGGTTATAATGCCATTTGTACTGATTCACCAACTCATAATCACTATCATCAACTATAGCGACCTTATTATTACTAAGAGGTATCTTTTTCAAGAAGACACCCCCCTAAAACTCGAACTGCTCTGCGGCAGATTCGCCTTTCGGAAATTCTCGCAAAACACCGTAGTCGAATAGCGCAACGAGCTCGAGCATGAAATCTTCGCCACCATTCCGGCCTTTCTCGATTCCAATTCCGGCTATTCCCTCTTTAGATACCGAATCAAATCCGATCAAATTCGTCGCGATATCTAACAGGCGAGAGGTGGTTTTTACCTTTTCGCGAGTAGGAATTCGTAGCTCCCTCACGCCGTCTTCGCTAACCTCTTTTTTATCTACGGTCGCCTGAACGGTGTAAAATCCAACTACGTCATAATCACCACTATATTTTCGAAACGTGTTGCAGCGTACTCGGCTGCGCCCCCTGCTGTTTTATTTACGTTCTTTCCGTAAACATCTGAAAGTCCATAGAATGGATCAAGAAAAACGGCGTCAATTTTTCCTGTACTTAGCTCCCGCTCAAGATCCGCTAATGACCGTGTCAACTCTCTTCCGCTTTTCCCTTGGAAATAAAGTGTTCCGGGGTAGTACGAATCGAGTAACTCTAAGACTTCGAAGAACTTTTCCCGAACAACATCATCCAGTTTTCCCGATAAAATAGCTTTGTTTGGTATACCTACCTTCCGGCCGAGCTCGTCTATCAATACCTCGTCGACAGCTGTTGCAATTGAAATAAGACGGGAAATAAACGTGTATTCCTTAACTTCGAATGATTTAACGAGACAGTTTGCACCTTGGCGCAGTAATGAATCAAGAATTCGACAGACTAGGTATGTTTTACCGCGCCCTGACTCACCCATGATTCCATAAATATCACCTGTAAACCACCCCGATATCTCATTATCAAGAGTAGGAAAAGGCGTCTTATAAATCCGGAATGACTTGCCTTCTTCACGCTTTTTATACTCGTCTCTAAACGATTCTTTAATTTCACTCAACGTCCGACCGATAGAACTACGAACGTTTGTTCTTATTTTAAGACTTTCGACTTTTTCCGTCAACCACGAAAATAATTCTTCCGGATTATCTTGCGCTTGGCTAAACCGGTCCGGAAGCTCCTTTTCCGCGATATCAACGAACTCTCGCAACGCAGCCTGTTTCCGTAGTTTCTCCGCAAGGTACTCGTAGCTGGCCTCGATATTAAAATCCGGCTCGAAGTCCGGCACCTCATGCGCAAGCATCTCGGCAGTCGGCGCCTGACCTCCGTGTTTCTCCGCGTATTCCGTGATATATCGTAGTGCCTTGCGTTCGCCTTCCGTCGGCAGATCCTCGGCGGTAATATTAAAGCGCAACAACGCGTTCGGATCGTTCTGTTCGATTACTTTCGATAGCATTAAAACACCGTAGTTCATCCGCGATCCCTCCTCACTCTCTTAACGTAAATCACTCGGACGCCTCTTTTCGCCTGCTCCGCGACTTCGATTCTAATGTGGAAGTTGTCGGAAGCCTTACCGAACATATCCGCTAAAAATTCCGCAACTGTAACGATTCGATCAAACGACCATTCAAGCGCCGCAAACGTCCACTTTAACGGATAGAGTAGCCGGTACATTATTCCGCCGCCTCCAATAGATCAGGATTTTCATAGACTGTTCCGAGATATTCCGAATCTGGCCCGCAATCGGCAAGAGACTGGATTAACCCACCGGGATATTCCCCATAAAATGCGGCTAGATCGTCGTAAAAAACAACCTTGAAAATTCTACCGAGAGAGTCTTTTCGAATGTCTCCCTCCCAAATCTCCCGGCCAGTTTCGTTCTTCAATCCGGTGTACTGCATCCAGATATATTCGGATGAAGGCCCATATCTAAATGTCGAATTGACCATTTCTACATCGGATGAGAGAACACCATCCCAATATTCTTCGCTGTCGTCCTCATTCTGGTAAACCATGATTTCCTTTTCTTTGTTCCACGCCCGGAATTTAATCTCTCTCATTATCGCTCGACCTCCCGCTTTAATTTCGCCATTGCTTCGTCCTGCTTCGCCTTGTATTCCTCGTCGCCGTACATCGCTTCCAGACGCTTGTAATCGTTTAACTCGTCGAGTAGCTCATCGATTTTCTTCGTCTTGTCTTTCGCCATTTCACTCCCCGCCTTTTCTAGTCCTTCGCTAATCACTGTCGCCAATTCCGAAAGAAATTCCTTCCCATGAAACGCCGTTCCCTCCGGCTCCGGATAATTTTCGTAATCAAAATCGTCAAGGAATCGTTCGGCGTACTGTTTGCGGCAGACCAACCTCAAGTCATCCGAATCAGCGACAAGCCATTCGCCATTGATTGCGTCCGTCAGATCGAACTCGACGTAATTGGAGACGCCGGTATCGTCCTCCTCTTCGACTTTACGCCGCGCATCAACGTAGAAAATGCGGTCCGGGTATCCGTCTACTGCGACTAGGTCTCCGAAAGTGATGTCGGCTTTCATCTCCGCAGCCCCCTTTTCGATTCGCCTTCGAATTCAATCACGCGACATAGGTCACGGACCCGATCCGCTAGTCTTCCTTCACCGAATACGTCGGCTATATCGTACGGCTTATTCGCGGGTACACGTTTTCTCGGTTCGACGTCGGATTTCAACGGAATATTGCTCGTATATATTGTCGGTAATTGGTTCGTAACTCTCGCGTTAATTATTCCGTGCAGATCGCCGCGAAATCCGTCTGATGGGCTCCGAACGCCTATATCGTCTAGCACCGCAAAGGGCGCCGTTTTAGCCGCTTCTAACGCGCGATAGTAACGGGCGGCCGCTGGCTCTGCGACTGAGTCCGGAACGCGTGGCCGGTTGAATTCGTTATAGTCGTTCTGCCATTCGTTCACATCGAGGAAATAGGCCGGTCGCTGCAACGGCTGCTGTCCGCGTTTTAACGATCCGCTGTAATGGACGCGCAGCCATTCGTTAAGGAGCGCCGCCGCTGTCGTCGTCTTGCCGGTGCCGGAGTTCGCGCTGTAGAGATACAACGACTTGATGCGGTCAGCCGGTTCGATATAACCTTCCGTCTGCTCAAACTGGCGCTCGAACGTCTTGGCGTAGTTTTCAACCGATTTATATACCGCAGGCTGATCCGCTCTTGCTGGCGAATTGGCGAGCGTTGTCAGACGATATTCTCGCGGTAATCCTGCCGCCGCAGACCGGCCGCCGTTGCCCGATGCGCCATGTAGTGCGATGAAGTGCGGGCATTGGCGAGTACAGGCGGACGTGCCGGCCGCTTTGCATCCGTTAGCCAGGACGCAGTTTCTTTCGTTAGTCAATGGCGCTCACTCCTTTCGTTATTTCTTACGTTCAACATCGCCTGTTACGTGATTACCTCGCAGACTAAATGTTTTAAGAACGTAACCTCGTTTATCTAAATATTCGATACACGCCTGCATAATCTCGTGTTCATTCAGTTTCACATGTACTTCCATTAACCGTCCACCTCCGTCCGGCTGTCGTCGATGATTTTTAATGTACGTTTAGGTGCCCAAGTGTTGTCATGATCGTACACCCGGTCGTCTTCTATCTTAGACACGCGGTATTCATCGATCACTTCGCCATTATGAATTAGCTTCACAATGTCTCCTACACGAACTTCCGTCGGCTGCGGTGCGTTAAGATATTCGTCAGGTACTTCGAGTCCAAGTGCACGATGAAGAGCGATGGCTTCTCCGATATGGACGTTGAAGCAATCGTCCGGTGCGGCCTTGGCGATTCCTTTCGACTCTACTGTGCCCCTTCCTACCGATTTAAGGAGAGCGACAACGGTACGTTTCTTTTTATTAATAACGAACTCTACGTTACAGACAATGCTTCGGTATGAATATCGTAATTCTCCGAATGTCCGGTAATTAAGATTTGCGATATCCGCCCTCGCCTGCTCAACGATTTCATCACGTCGTTCTTGTGCGGTCTTTTCTTCGGATTTCTGTGATCTTTTAGTCATCGCCTCCAAATAACCGTCCGCTTTTCCTTGAACTCGACCTTCGTATCGCGCGCGCTGTCTCAATGCCGATAGAGCTTCCGTAATGAACTCCTGAATTTCCTCTGCGCTTTTAGATCGTAAATCCAATCCGCTTTTAATCATTTCGTCAGCCTCCTCGTTTTTAACTTCGTTATTTACGATGACTTCGTATTCTGAAGTCCAGAATACAAACCCTGCGTCAGTTACAATGTGTTCGTTATTATCGCTCGACGCACTTACGCATTTATGAACCTTGTGAATTTGTCCGTTGTTATACGTACCCAATTCATCATCAACAATCAGAATTCGCTCGCCAACTTTGGCCGGACGCTTTTCTGTGACGATAAGCTCGGCGTCTTCGACATTAACAAGACGGCCAACTCCCGGAACCCTAACGTCGTAGAACGAGACTGTCTCTCCAGTCAATTCGAACACCTCCCCGATCTTATCCGCATACCAACTCGACTCATATCTCGCCTTCAAAATCCGCACATACTTTTTCGTTTTAGTCATCTCGCAATCCCTCCGTTTAATAAAAGTCGTCGCCGATTTCCGCTTGCTGCTCCCGCCTTTGTTGCGCCGCTGCTTCGGCCCTGATTTCCGCCACTGCCCGCTGCAAATTTCGTCCCATCCACTTCTGCATAAATCCGAAGCTGACGCCCGGCCAATCTGCCGTCGGCCTATATTGCGCAAAGCATAGATCGATGAATCGCTTCGTTACTTCCGGCCCGTATTCGCCTGGCTTCCGTTTCGTTCCGACCCAGCGCCCGAGCATTCCCGCTTCGGCCTGCCATCCGCGCATCGGAACGTAAGGTACGCCGAACAGCCGCTCATGCTCCGCTTTTAAATACGCCTGGAAGTCGCGTACATTCCATTTGGATACCGGTTTATCTGTCGTTGGCATTTTCGTCACCTTCTTCGTCATTGATCCCGGCTATTTGGACTCCGAGAGCATCCAACGTTCTACGGACTGATCGCTTCATGAGCAAGTACTTGCCTTTGTCCTCATGGAACTGTGCGCGATCGTACCCATCGCAGAGTTTCTCGTAATATTCCCGCACCTTCTCCTCCGGCGTCTTTTCGACTTCATATCCGTTGATTAATGCGGATGCGAGCGTCATGATATCGATAGTATTAATTCCGGAATATTCATCTCCGAAATGACAACAGTGTACTTTAGCAGTCAGCAGTTCTTCTTTTGTCCCCACCTCTAAAAACGCCTCTAACGCTTCCGCCTGCTCCTTCGTAATTACCGGCTTTTTAATTTCGCTCATCTATTCGTCCTCCTCTAACGCTTCGAGTTCTTCTTCTAATTCGCGAATCTCTTCTAACAACCCGTCAATCTCGACATGTAAATGCTGAATATCCTCGATGATTTCATCACGTCTTGTCATCTTAGCGCCTCCTTTGCGTGTAAATTTATTTCGTATAGCTCAGTAATCGGAACTAAATCGACTGGTTCTTCGGGAAGCTCCGACTTCGATTGGATTAATTTCAGCGCCTTCTTCAGCCGCTCGTTTTCCGCAATCAACCCGGCAACGGCACAACGCAGGTCTGCGATTTCTTTAGTTTCCGGAAACAGATCGAACGTCGTCAACTCACGCTCTGATCCGTCCTTCTCCTGGATAAACACGCCGCCCTCTCCCGGAGCAACTTCCCGCACCTCAATGCCGAGTTCCTTAGCGACCTTGATAATGTGGTCTATATCGAATTTTGGAACGATCATTTTAACGCCTCCATTCCGTGTATTTTCGCCTCATAACGTCAACCCTTACGATTACCCTCGACCGTCAGCAAAGCCGCTAATTCCCCGCGAAATTCCCGTATAATTCGTGCGAGGTCTTCCAGCGTCTTGGCGTCCGATAATTTAACCCGCCGATCCATGACGAACATGATGGCGCGATCAACCGATGAGAAGTACGCGATCTCTCGCCAACGTGCGATTGGTGACGGATCAAGATCGGGATTGTCGGCGAACCGCTTCGGCCAGTTCGGCGCTTTCGTTGGATCGGTGAAATAGCGTTCATTTACGATGATATTGCGTTCGTCTGACGAGAGTTTGTAATCGGGGGAAATCGGGATTTCAATCGGCATTACAACATCGCTCCTCTCGCTTTGATAATTTCAAGCGCCTGGTCTTCGGTGAATCCTGCGCGGATAAGTGCGTCTTTTCCTTTTCGCATCAGCACCGCGTTCAGTTCGACTTGGCGGGCGACTAGCTCCATATTGTCGAGTAAAAATTCGATGGACGACTTTAATTCATTCGTTTGTGCTTCCGTCAACTTCGTCATCTCCTTCGTTATTAAATTGATTGAGAAAGTCGCGAATAGGTCGCATCGGAACTTCACTCAGTCCGAACGCACCGCCGAACAGCACCGAGTTTATTTTCTGCCCGTGATCCCGCATTAGCTTTCCGATACCAAACTCCGGACTGCACGGGCATTTCGGGTCACTACAGTACCTAAAGTCGTTAATATATTGCGTAGCGTGTACGATTAGTTCTAAGAAAATAATACGCAGCTCATCCTTATCAGGTCCGTCGTATCCACACATAAATTCGTTTTGGTAAATTTCGATCATACCTTTTAGAATCGTCTTATCATTCATACTTCCGCAATCCCTTCCGTTTATTAATAAGACCTAGCAATCGTTCGCATACGCTCTCTCTTGCAGATGTTCCTTTATCGCGATATATCTTTTATTAATAATATCCGCGCGAATGTATATGAGCGCTATTATTTATCTAGTTCTTAATGGCTCTAGTTAAAAGATGGTTCTTGTTAGTGTGTTGTCTAGCCATATATGGCTCAGCCGTGTGTGGTTACTCGTCACGTGGCTCCGGCAACTCCTCCGTGTCCCCGTCAAAAATCGCAAGCTGGCTGATCGGCATGATCGTGTATCGCGTGTTTTCCCATCGCTGCGTTTTCGGGTCTCTCGTCTTCTGCTTTACGACTAGCGGACGCCCTTGCCAACGATAATCACAAAGAGCCTTAATACGTTTGTTTGCGGCCTCTCTCCGTACATTCAGCGCCTTAGCGATCTGATCCTGCGTCGGGTAACATTCGCCCTTTTCGTTCATGAACGACGAGAGGACGCATAACGTCTGCCAACGATCGGCTCCGATGTCCGCGATTAGTCCTTTCTTAACAGCATCGACGTACATTTTAACGAAGATGCGTGTTTCGGACTTGCCGGACGTTAGATTATATTCGGACTGCGATTCGACTGAGACGAGTCGTTGATGTTCGTTTGTCATGATCTCGCCTCATATCTGTCGTAGATTTCATAGGCGATTTCTACTAAGCGCTGACCGTAACCGTCTTTTAAATATGTGCTTAATTTTGAAGGACCTCCCTGTATCCCTTTCGTTGTGCTTCTTTTGACGTTTTTAGGATCTACGCCTGTTTCTTGACGAAGCTTTTCGTACAGCTCACCCCATACTTTCCTTCTACTAAGACCGAATAAAGTCTCTGCGCGAAACATTACTTGTGAAATCTCTCGATGAAGAGCCTTCCCTGTCAATTTCGACGAACGGCGCAGACGAGTATCAGACTGCGTTTTATCTACGGCGTTCTTGACATCGGCCAGCGTGCGTTGTTTCTTAGGCTCCGGTAATGCCGCACTTTCTTCACCGCCTAACAATTTTTCCGCGAATCGAGGAAACATCGCCTTCGCAACTCCTGCGTATTCAGCTCCGAAAATATAAGCTACTCCACCGTCTTTTACGTTTTTGATTGTTAACATTTAAATCGCTCCTTTATCCATTTATAATAATTGCTTCTTTTTCATTCATAGCACGTTGTATCGAACTCATAAGTGTCTGCATCGCATGGATAGCCTTCCGATACTCCTCTTTGCCTTCGTCAATCATTTCGTTAAATTCGCGAACGAAGTGCGTTAGGTGTCCGTATTTCTCAACGAATTTCCTAACGTCCTCGGAAAACTCGTATACGGTATACGTGATCGCATCCCCGTTAGTCACGCGAGTTGTCCGCCCTTCATACATCGAAATGTCACCGAACAATTCTTTATATCGTTCATTTTCAGCGAGCAGTTCCGGATCGGGCGTTTTAACTTCGACGTATTCCGTCCGAATTTCCGGTTCGGCTTCTTCGACTCGTTCGAGTTTGTCACGCAATATATCCGCTTCCCGCTCCGCTTGCTTAAGCGCTGCCTCTGCCGCCTCTTTCTCCGCCAATAGTTCCCGGTACTCCTTTAGCGTTTTAACTTCGCCATTTAGGACCGCCTGTTTAGCTTGGCGTTTCGGTTCGGTTGACTCTGCGGATGGGCGTGCGATTTCGTACGTTAGTGAGACGGGTAGGTCTTCGAGTATATTGGCTTGGATGTTGTCACAATTTGTGACGAGATCGAATCTTCGGATCAATCGGTTAGCCTGTTCACGATTCATACCAATATGATGAAGCCACTTTTCAAACGCTCCTTTGTATTTATTATGGTTGGATAACCTTTCTTGGGCTTCCTTTAACTCCCGGCCTAAATCCGTATATGCTTTCCCGACGATCTCACGCATTTTAGACTCCTTGATGCGAAGAAATTCTGCTGTGCTATCGTCTAACTGTTCGTATCGGAACTTATCAAGTTCGTTTGCCATTCTTCATGACCTCCTTCACGAAATAATACCCGCGACTTATCAAAACCGCACAATAAATTCGAAATTTCTTCTGCCTTCACTTATAAAACACGTAGTCAATCTTTATTATTGGGACATCAATTTCAAAAAAATTATGTGTTCATTATAAGTTGCACATAAACTTCTCGGATCGGACGGCTTTTTAAACAAAAAAAATAACCTCGCCTAAAAAGACGAGGTTAAAACAATTTCTCTACGGGGCTGAATTTCTTGTGAGCATCCATGACATCACTGCTGAATAAATTAACGTAATTCCGAACCATATCTAAGCTCGTATGCCCTAAAACTGCCTGAAGCGCAAAAACATCGGCTCCATTTTGAACGGACATTTTCGCAAAGGTGTGTCGGAAAGTATGAGGCGAGCATCTAACGTTTTTAATATTTGCCTTTCGTCCATACTTTCTTAAACGGTTTTGTACCTGGCGAATTGTCAACGGAGTATTATCTATCGTAACGAACAAAGCCTCGTTCGGTACGTCTCCGCGTATTTGTACATACTTCCTTAACTGGCATTTCATCGTCGCTTGTATCGGTACAAGGCGCTCTTTATATCCCTTCCCATCGATCCTTATTTGCGAATCTTCCCACCGAATATCCTTAACGCAAATATCCGTCAACTCCCGTACCCGCACACCGGTTTCAATAAGTAAGAGCATGATCGTATAATCGCGAAAACCAGTAAACGTCCCTAAGTCCGGCTGTCTCAGTAAGTCCTTTAATTGGTCGCGTGAGAACGTTTCTACAACTTCCTTCTTCTGCTTCAAGAGCGAAAGTTCCCGTACTGGATTTTCGTATATTTGACGATCTTTTTCGAGGAAATTAAAGAACGCCCGAATCGCCCGCAGTCGCGTATTGATCGAAGTTTCCTTTCGATTTAACGTTTCCATCATGTAGACTATAACGTTTTCCTTAATAATTTTCAGCGTGATATCACCGGGTTTTGTCGAAATTCCCTGCCGTTCAAGCATCGTACGAAATGCGAGTAATTCATCGCGATAATACTTAACGGTGTGTTTCGATAAATTTTTCAGCTTACATTCGCGGATAAACGAATTAAAAGCCGTTTCAAAATCCGTCAATTCAATTTCGGGCTTGTCCGATGCTTGATCGGTTACTAACTTATTTGACCGCCGCGCCAT